GGAAGCAACGGCCTGAATCTGCCGATAGGAAAGGAAACCGTTGTCGTCGGAACCTATCTTGGCAGCCGTGGCGGCAACCCAAGCGGTGTCCTTGATCGCGCTGGTGTCGGTCGGCAGAGCAGCCGGGGCGTTCACCAGAGGCAACTCACCGGCGGTGGTGTTGCCGACGATGTACACGAACGGCGAGTTCTGGAACACATTGTCGCGCGTGAAGAAGTCGTAGCCGACAGCGATCTGCTTCGAGAGATCCTCAGCGGCAAACTTCAGCTGCTTCGTGCGGAAATCGCGGAAGCTGGGCAGGAAGTTAAACTGCGGAGATTCGAAGTTATGACGCTTGACGCGGCTCTGATTCGTGCGCTCCCAAGTGCTCGCCACGGTCTTGAGCGGCAGCTCGGTGATGTTCTTCGGGCGATGAACCTGATTGACGATCGGGGAGTTCTCCGCGATCACACCCTGCAGGATGTCACCCATGTTCTGTTTCCACTTGATCTTGGGAAACATGTCCTTCCAGCGCGACCACATCTGCATCTTCTTGGTCTGCTGGATCGCCATCCAGATCGGAAGGCGGTTGTAGTTAGCGATGTCTTGCTGATTCCAAAGTCCGCTTGAACGCGGCAAGTCCCATGTTGCTGGCATTGTTATACTTTCGTTTGATGTTTGATCCGTCAGGACAACAAAAAAGCCCTGACATCACAAACGGTTGGGTTAGGTCTGTCCTAGCCGTAACCGCTTAGATAGCAGAGCTTCTAGCGGAATCTCTCTGGGAGATTCGGTCTGACATTCGATGTTTTGCTAACGATATGCCAGACTTTATTTTGTGAAGATTTAATCGTCTCCGAACATTTCTTTATCACCGAGCGGAATATCATCGCCGCCAGTGGATTTACCCATTGGGCCAGCGCTCGGCGGAGGAATCACGCCGGGCTTTTGCTTCTGCTGGGCGATATAAGCTTGGAACGCTTTAGCCATGCGCAGATTGCCGACCATTGCATAGTGTGCAATCTTTCGAGCATCCTCTGCGGTCACGCTATCGGGGATGATCTTTGCGAGCAGCGGCGCATAAGACTGCTCTTCGGTCGTGAGCTTGTCGGGATCAATGTCCTTGAAGATCTTCTTGAAGCTGCTATTGATAAACTCACGCTCTTCGGCGAGCTTGGTCTTGTACTTGTCGGGGAATGTCTTAAAGCCGTTGAAAGACTTCTCGTAGTTTGACTGGGCGCGGCGATAAGCTTCAGTGAGTTCAAGCTCTAGCGCGGGATCATGCGTGCCGTTCTTCGCGGGCTGAATAGTCTTAAAGACAGGATTGCCTTCAGCATCATAACCTTCGAGAAGCTCAAAGGGCTTATTCTGCTTGAGCGCCACGAGAGCATTCTTCAGCGATCCAACTTCAAAGCGGTCTGTTTCGAGTTCGGCTTGGATCTGATTGTAACCCGTATCGAGTTTGTAAGCTTCCGGATGCTGAGTGTAATGCTTGGGGATTTCAGCTTGCTTTTTGAATGCTTCATACCACTTCGGCAACTGATCACGAACGGCATTGTAAGTCTGATTGGGAAGCTTCTTCAGAACGGAGACGACTTCATCGGGCAGATTGCTGTAGTCGCGACCTTGTTGATTTTGCGTCTGCGTAGTCTCAGTCTTCTGTGGCGCTTCAGACTTTTCTTCAGTCTTCGGCTTCGTCGACTTGATCGCCTCAGTGACATCTTTGGGAAGATCGAATGGATCTGCTTCGTCACTTGGGGTTTCTTCTTTAGGAGACTCAACAGACTGCTCAGCGGGCTTATCCTCCGCTTTAGTCAGAAGCTTGTTGACATCGAATGACGTAGAATCTTCGCCATCAAAGTCAAACGAGATGTTTTCGTTCGGCAAAGACGTTGGCGCCGCTGGAGGCAATGGCGCCGAGGAAGGTCCGGTGTTGATGTTGAACGGCGTTGAGGCCGCCGGTGTTGGGGATGCTGCGGAGTCCATAGGAGTTATTGCGTGAGTTCTGCGATGTGTTGTTTAATGTCTTCGAACGTCTTTGCTCGAAGGAGATCTTCTTGCGTGGGCATAGAAGAACAGGCTTTGTGCATTGCTGCTTTAAGCCTTTTGTTTTGTTCTTCCGAAAGCCAAGCGAGGAAATGTAAAGTCTCCGCGCTATTCGCCCACAGAATCCAGTTAGCCTTGCTGGGTTGCATTAGGTTGCTGAGCTAGGCGCTGCTGAACGGCTTGCTGAAGCTGCTGGAAGGATTGAGCCTCTTGTTGGAATTCTGGTTTCAACTGACCCGTCGCTTCGTCTGTGACGACAGCCTGAAGAGCTTGACCGAGACCTTGGATAAGCTGCGTGTCGTTGCCTTGGCTGAGAATCTTAGACCACTGATCATACTTCTCGGGATAACGAAGACGCACATATTCCTTCATCATCTCTTGGCCAATGGGCGTACCTTGGAACATCGGCAGATCTTGCTGAATGTTTGTGATGCGCTGTTGCTTCTCGACGAAGTCAATGTCGCCCGCGGGCTTAACTTCATACTGCTTGCTGAGGATTGCTTCTTTCTCAGCGGGATCAGAAACCTCAATCAAGAATTTGATCGAGCCTTTCTTTGCCTCACTCTGCACGATCGGCCACGTCATTGTGAGCACATCGCGTAAGAAGATGCTGAACACCAGCGCAGACGTGCCGGTGAGCATACCTTGCTGCTGCTGGGCAGCTTCGATCTCCGTCGCGGTCTTACGAGAATCTTTGCGGTTATTGACAGCCCACGCGACCTGATTGTTCTCCATCGCGTTCTGCTGCGTAATGGCTTCGATCCCCTTGAAGATCATTGGGTCAGGCCACGGCGCAGTAAAGGCTCGCATTGGAGTCTTCCAGATCGCGTTGTTCTTGATCTTATACTGCAACTGCGCGGGCGCCATGCCGTCGAGATTCGCACCATCAGGCGACCACATCGTATTCGCGGCTTGAGTACAACCGTTGACCGCCGCAGTCATCAAGGTCGTGGCGGCTTCTTGCTTATGATAATCTTCAACCGCTCGGCCCTCAGCCTCATCGTGTTTGCGGTTTTCTTTGATCTCAGCGCGCTTGACTGCGATCGGATAATAGGTCAGATGAACAGGCTTATTGACATAAGTCGGCTCGGTCGTCATTGCCATCGGGTCGATGTTGACCTCAGGCACAGACTCCTCAATGCCATTGCTAAACGGCAAAGGCTGCTTGAGCCACTGCTTGCTGTCTTTGTAATACCAGCCGCGATAGACGAAACCGTTGACCTTTACGAACGTCTCATAGATCACCAAGTCGTCGCCTATGACGTTGACTTCCTCGGACAGCAATCGTTTGGTGATGGCGTTGTATGCATCACTGTTCTTGTCAAAGTTCTCAAACGAGTCCCAGTGATAGAAGCTCACGGCCGTGATGACGTGCTTGATCAAGACCGCGGGGCTATCTTGCAGAGACTTCAGACGACGATCGTACACGATCTCGTTAAAGGGAATCGTCTCCATCGACACGCCGCCGAGCTTGGTGTTGTCGGCCTTGACCATCATGTAGCCGATGCCGTTAAGCTCTGCGCCATCGAGCACTTCAATGTACGGAATCTCCCAGCCGGGATATTGAAGCACGCGTGTGAACTCTTGATCGAGATAAGAGTTGTCGCCGGGGACAAACGTCGCCATCCGTGGGGATTGCTTTAGATAAGAAAGCAACGGAGGCAACGCTTGATTGATGTTTTGGTTGATAAGACGAACACCAATAAAAGTCTGATTCTCCTGAAGAAGACCCGCCGAACGCATCTGTTCAACGTCAGCTTTATTCGAGCGCAGACGCCGATTGGTGACCGTGGTCGCCTCTACAGCACCGTGCGACGAAATGTATTGGCTAATTAACCCGTTGGCAGTATTGAGGTCCAGCAGGTTCTTTTGCCCAGCTTGCGCTAAGATAGCGGATGTTTCTTGATTGTTTGCAGGTTCTTCGTTCATGAGATTATTCCTCTTCGTCAAACATGGCGTCTTCCTTCAGAGGCACGTCGCCTTGAGGAGCCATGGTCTTGCGCTTCGAAAGAGCTTTAGGGACGGTAGCATTACTATCGCCGCCTTTGGCTTCGTTGTTCGGGCCTTTGCCGTTGGTGTATTCGTCAGAGTCGGAATCGTTAGGTTCTTCTTGATCCTCACCGATTTCGATCTCGACTTTAGGGCCGCCTTTAGCCATTTTCTTCTGCGCGTAGGCCAACTCTTCAGGGCTAAGGGACGAGAAAAACTCGTCGATGTAATCCATTGATCCGTCCATAATTATTTAGAGGTTACGAATTTGTGATATTGCCCGCGCAATTGTTCACGCGGCTCAGCCGAATTTAGCGTTTCTTGTGCCGGTCTGTGTGTCATCTGACCCCAGAGGATTGTGAGTTCTGTCTTTTCATCGAAAGTTAATGGACCTTTTTTGTTCCTCTCTAAGAGTTCTGCAAAACGGCTTTCGGGTTCTGTTGTGTGCAGAACTTCTTCCTTAAATACTGCCAACGGAACACCATCAAAACACAACGCCAACGCGTCTGCTCGGTCTGGGGATGAGAGACCACGAGAGCGCATCTCTGCTTTAGGCTCTAAATATGTAACAATGCCTTTAACCGAAAAGCCGCGCGTGCAAAGTTGTTGGCGAGTGAGATCGTCGTTGACTGTAGGAAAGGCACGATCTTCAATAGCACGCTTAAGACGATTCCAGTTTTCAACGCCTCTGTTTTTGTAGAAATTCGGGTTGCTTGATCGGGCTTCATTTCGTACCGGCACGACATCATAACCAGCGTTTTGCACGCGCTGCACGATGGGTCGCCCCAGACCGCCATCGTCAATGCGTACTTCAGAGGGTGTAATGTTGAATTCCTTAATCCAACTGATGATCTGATTATGGAGAATTGCCTCGTTGCGAATCTTTGTAGTTCGAAGGTGGAGTTTTCCATGGACAAAGAAGTACGCCACAGTTTCGTCGCCGCCGAGCGATAGGTCGATGCCCGCTCGATTGGACAATCCAAACGTACGAGGTGGATTGTTTGGGTAGTTCTCAAACAAGGTTGATGGAATGAATGCAGCCTCGTCGAGTGAGGTAAACTCAGCCAACACTTGGCTTCGATAAATAAGGGATTGCTCGCCATGTTCGTCTTTGAGATGCTCGATGTGTTTGCCGAGAAGATGAGGACAATCGAAGGCTGTGACTCTGCGCCAGTAAAATTCGCCTATTTCGAGCTTGTCTGGGAATGTGCGCTTTGCTTTTGCGCAACGCTTGAAAAAATGGCCGGAGTTCTTGCCGGGCGAAGAGATCTCTAGCCAGTAGTTATAGCCTGTGAATCGACTAAAGGCTTGGAACATTTCGTCCGTGATGGACTTTGCCTCGTTGATGATCACAGCCATCTCGGCGCCGGGCTCGTCGAACGGGTGACGACCTTCGGCTTTACCGGGGTCATCTGTGACGAAGCATTTAATCTCGCTGCCGGTGTCATTACAAGTAATCAAGAACTCAACGATCTCAAAGACCTTGCGGCCATACGAGACATTGATCTCTTCGCAGATGTTCTTTATGTACTTATACGTCTGATCTTTAAGCTGCTCGTACGAAGATGACGTAATGACGCATCGAGAACGGACTTTGGAAAGGCAAAACCAGACAGCGAAGGAGCTAATAACGACCTGATCTTTTCCGCTTCCGTTGGCCGCGACAAGATTGTAGTATAGCGGCGTCTTGTCGGTTGGTCGAGTTTTAGGCAGATCGAGATCATTGATGTCGGTGTATCCTGCAAGTTGAAACAGAGTTTCTGCTTGCCATTTGTAGAGCTTTAAGTCGGGCCTGTGTGCGAGGAGCAAATCCGCTGGGGTGTCGATTTGATGGGCTATGTAGCGCTTGTTTGTTGGTGTTTGCTCAGTTACAGCAACAGCTTCAGGCGCCTTGGGCGGAGTCTCAACGGCTTTTTTGCGAGTTTCTTTAGCGCGGGCTTTCTCGGCAGCTTTCTCCGCTTCTAGCGAACGACGGGCTTGAACGAGTTTGAGTGTATCGGACGAGATTGGGGCTTTGATCATAACTTAAAGGGCCGGGGTTTGGGCGCCGCAGGCTGTGATTGAGTTGGGGATTCGATTGGGGATTGAGTAGGAGCTTCAGAAACGACGATCTCTTTGGCGGTCAAAGATTGACCACCCAGCGCGGCCCGGGCGCGCATGGCTGCTGAGGCGTAGGCTTCGTTTATTTTTAATAATAACTCGCCCGAGCCGACGTTAAGATCAAGATGCCGCTTGTGATATCCGCGCTTGGCGCCGTGGGCATACTTAGCCGCGTTCAGGCGGGCATAAACGCCGCTTTCCTCGTTACGCGCTATGTCCTTGATGATGCCCATCATCTCCTTAGCCTCAGCCTCAGAGACATCGTCTGTGATATCCTCTTCTTTAAGCACCTCCTTGCGCAACACAGCAGAGCCGCCCGCGGCTTCTAACGCCAAACGCACGACCATAGCGTCGACTTCAAGGGCCACAGAGATCTCTTCACAAGTCATCCCGGCCCTTCTAAGACCAAGTATCTGATTACGCATCATTAAATCGCTCATAATTAAAGCGAAAAGCTTTTAGAGTGCCAGACTTAAATATACTTTTTGGGTCTAAAAAATCTATAAAATCTGTGAGCGGTCATGTTCGGACATCGACGCGATTTTTCGGGTCTTTCTGCTGGGCGGCTTGTAGTAGTACGGTGTGATTTATCATTAACGTTAGTGATTTATTAGTGTTAAATCCTTATTGTATTTGAATATGAGTGTATGATCATATGATTGTGTGAGATTATTTAATAACAAAAGGATTTGACTGTGCTAAACGGTGTGATTTATCAGTGTTAAATCCTTTGTTCGTCAGATAAATATGCTTATTGATAAATTGGGATTTTGGGCTTGTGGTTGTTTTAATGCAAATAACGTATTTTTGGAAGGTAGGAAGGTAAAATATGATAAATACAATAATAAAAAATAAACGACCTAAGCCAAAAGTCGAATAAGCATATTTTATTGTACAACAAAGATTCCTAAATAAGAGTCTTATTGATAAATAACTTTTAAGGATACCTCTTACCTAAGAGCTTTAACGATAAAGTGGCTAAAAAAAGCCAAAAAGTGGCTCTTTTTTGTCACTTAGGCTTTTTTTGTTTGTAAATAGGCTCTTTTTGACCAGTATGGGCAGAAAGTGGTGAGTCACGGAGTGAGGCGTTAGCGTTAACGTGTGCCATTTTGGCGCGTTTTGGCTTGGCATTGGGGTTGCTTCTCTGGGGTCATGAACGCGAAAAGCCGTTTAGACGAAGCTCTCACCGAAGCCATCAAAGCCGGAATTCTGTCTCCTTTGGAAGCCTGTGCCATTGAAGCCTGTGTTATTAATATTAATAACACTATCACAAATAAAAAGACTTCAGATTTTACTATGGTTTACGGTAGTTTAATCACAGACACCATTTCAGATTTAACTAAATAACTTCCCTGTCAGTAAACAAATAAACAAATAAAACTATGTCAGACACTAACACTAACACTAACACTAACACTAACATTTCACGCCGTGTTATTTCAACCGGATCGGCAAAGAGTCACTTTGACTCTGCTGTGTCTCTGATTGAGACAATCGGAGAGACAGAAACGGCTCTTTATTGGCAAGGGGAGCGCAATCGTGTCCTGTCGGCCTTTGGCTCTGTCCGCACTAAGTCCTCAGAGGGCGAAGCGACCGCTAAGGGTGTGGACTTTGGGTCCGCCAGTCTTGCGAAGGTCCTAAAACATCTCAGCACGCCTAAACGGGAAGCCGCTTTGTTGTCTGCGGCTTGGGCTCTGGCTTCAGCCGTTGCGATGAAGTAAGAGACAGAACCGGGGTTTAGTGTTAAACACTGATTTAGCACTAAGCCCAATTCTGTCTCTCGCCTCTTTTAACATAAAGTCGCCAAGTCTGTCTTGTTCTGTCTTGTGTGTGTTTGCTGATAGGCTTCTCACTCTTTGACAGACCACAAGACAGGCTCTCTCAGACGGGAGTCTGGCGCACTGGTTGTCTTGCTTGCTTGTTTTCGTTACAAGTACCAAAGCAAGACAGACCGATCCGGCCCTCTAAAGGCATACGGAGAACGTGTATTCACTTCTCCCATTTAACTTTAGACAGAACCGGTCCGCTTCCCAATGTCGCCTTTCCTAGGTTATTCAACGTGAGCCGTTACGTTACGGACCAAAGCGACAAGCAAGCACTTGTTTGATAATGTCGCAGGCACGACACTAGGCACACAAGCGTCCCTTGTGGATTGATAATTGCAAACCCTTTGGGGATTTACTCCCTCAAAGAGCGCGACCAAATTGCCACAAGCGGACGCATAGTGTCTGGGATTTGACGTATCCTCGACAGTCTTCCTTTATTCCCTTATTCTACACTCTGCCCGTTATCCTACACCGTCAAATCCTAGACACTATGCGTTCAAATCCTACTGCAGCGTTTGACAAGTCACAAGCAAGTCAAACGCATCTATACGCTTCACAAGCTTCACGCAAACTCAACAAGCTTGCCATAAAACATACAAGCAAGCGACAAGCAAAACACGACAAGTCATCTTGTCACAAAGCCCGCGCTTGGCGTTGTAAAGGTACTTTTGCCGTGTCTTCCGCGCAAGTCAAACTCAGCAAGATAGATTGGATCTAAGTTATGAAACAACATAAGAAAGACGAACTAACACTAGCAATACTCGGCGCATTGATTCTTTTCATTGCGCTTTACTTTTTCGTTAAAGGAATCCTTTATTAGAAGCCCAACCGCGGCCACGCGGTTGCCGTAGAGGCGAAGCTTGTAGTGAATAACTACAAGCTTTTTTTGCGTTAAAATAAATAAACAAAATATGAAAGTCCAACTAACACACGAAGAAGCCATTATTCTTCTCACAATTCATCTCGCGGATAAGACGGATAGGCCCATTGAGCACGTTGAGATTATCGCTGAAAAGCCAGTGCGAGAAATCCACGCCGTGACGTACACAAGTGAGATGGTGCAAGAATTATGGGGCGATTTTATGGCGCCCACGAACGTAAGGCCAAATCTCGCGCCCGTTAAGATTAGCTTAATCAAGCTCTTCATGGGCTTGCATTACAAGCTCACAGGCACGCAATGCGGCCTTGTGACGGCCAAGAACTTCGTTGAGAGCCACAAGACTTTTTGATTTATGAACTGTGAAGATTATCCATGCTGCGGCCACGAGCCGGGCGGCTGTCCTGTTACCGACGAAAACGGTGCAGAGCGTTTCCGTTGCGCCCGTTGCAGCGTTTTGATGCCTCCACAAGCCCGAAGCGCTGTTTGCGATCGTTGTCACAAGCGCTGGGCGTTTGAAGAATACAGCGACGAAATGCCTGATCGTTATTATGAAGACGGAAGACGAATCTTTTAATAAAACTCCAATGAACGAAGAACCACAAGACGAAAATCCCACGCTTGAAGATCTCCGCGCGGAGATTGGCCGTTATGACGACGAGCCTCTTGATGATGGTCCGGGATGGGACTTAGGCCGGGAGGAAATGCTATGAAAAAAAGATCACCAAGTCAAAAAATCTTTCACGCCGTTATTATGATTATTGTCATGCTCGGGGCTTGTTTCATTCTAGCTCTTAGCACTGTGGCATTTTTCATCAAAAACTTATTCACAAAAAAGAAATGACCAATAGATGTCTCCGTTGTCTCCAAATCATCGACACAGAGCGCAAGGCATTAGGCTTTGATAGGTGTATCAAATGCGCACCTCAATGGACGTACAAAGGCGCTTTGAACTTTGGCCACAAAACAGGCGGCTCAGTGCAGCCAATGCATCCTGATGCGTTCAAGGTGCATAAAAGAGTAACCCACAGATCTGCAAAGGGTACAAATGGCAAAGCATTTCAGCAAGGCACAACAAACATAACCATTAAAGATGCATGATCATCATAATCCCCTCACATATCAAAGGCTTTTACAGCTATTGTCTCGCGCCTGTATCGAATACGTTAGACATTCATGTCTACATTCAACGTATCCTAAGTGACAACGTGCTCAGTGTAGACTTCAACCTAACCGCCGAAGAACTCGGTCAGATTCTCGGCGGTAACTAATTCTCCATAAAGCACAAGCCCTTTACGGAGGGCTTCTCTTTGTGGAGCTTTTTTACACCAAGATAAAACTTGGCATTCAAGAAGCTCTATCGCTTTGCCGCCCGTTGACGGCGTGCGAAATGTAAGTGGTCGCGCGACCTCAAACATCCCAAACTCAAGTCAACAAGTTAGAAATAAAAACATAAACATCATGAGCACCAAGAACCTCGAACTCGTCGCCTCCTTTGCTGGATCTGTCTTCCAGTCTGATGCCGACGGCAATCCTCTGTTCGTCACCTCTGAGCGTCACGTCCGCAAGACTGCCAAGAGCGCAGAGCGCACTGTCTCCTTCCAGAAGCCCGTTCTGGCCGTGAGCGATCTGCAATACTACATCAAGCGCGGCGAAGCCTTGGCTGAGATCGCGACCGAGCACGTCACGAAGGTGAAGAATGAAGATGGCTCTGTGACCGAGACCAAGCGCGTCTCTAATGCGCTGAGCGATCTCGTCGCCGAGCACCTGCTCGACATCAGTGAAGACGCTTCTGAGGCCTATCTCAGCAAGGGCAACACTCCGGACTACTTCGCCGCCTTCATCTACGGTGTCAGCGCCGATCGTGAGACTGAGAAGTCTGTCCTCAAGAAGATCGAGTCGATCCGAAGCGAGATCGGCTCGATCGTGTTCGCTCTGGCTGGCGAGTGGACCGAAGACACTGCTCGCTCGCTGGGCGTGAGCGACAAGGACGCTGCGATCGCCAAGCAGTCCAACCTCATCGCCTCGCTGGCTCAGCTTCTCGCCAAGGCCAACGAGCTCAGCGCCGCGAAGGCCAAGCGTGAAGCCAAGAAGGCGAAGGTCTAATAGTTTTACTTCCTCACGAAGTAATCTGCAATACAACTAAATCACAAGGAGCCTCTGTGGGAGCAATCTCACAGAGGCTTTTTCTTTTAGGTCTTTTTCAAAGTGTTCCACATTTTGGCATTCAACAGATGCCAAAACTTGGCACACTAGAAGCTCCTTTGCATAGGCTAACAACCACCACTAGCCAACATGAAGTTTTCTCTTAACGTACAACAGACGCAAAGTCTGATCCTCTCGCCGCAGTTGCAGCAGTCGTTAGCTCTACTGCAAGCTCCTCTCTGTGAACTCCATAACCTGATGGAGTCTTTCACGCAGGATAATCCTTGCGTTGAACTCCTCGATAGAGACACGCCCGAAGAAGAGATCTTGTTTCGCAATGACAAAGCAGAACTTCCACAAGACATGCAGTGGACTAGTTCTTACAGCCTGCCCGCCCGAGAGGAATATCCGCTGGAGAATAATCCCTCACGCGATGAGACACTCGAAGAGTATCTTCTGAGAGAGTTGACAATAGCGCAACACGACACGAGCATCATACATCTGCTCGACGAGAGGGGATTCTACACGGGCGATCTTGATGCACTAAGCACACGGCAAAGAGATGCTCTGCGTTTCATAAGAACACTAGAACCACGCGGACTAGGCGCTTTGGGATTAGCAGACTGCTTGTGCTTGCAGCTAGATGAGAACTCACTAGCCTACAAAATCCTCCAACAAGACGAAGACCTCTTTACTCGAAGACAAATCCCCCTTCTCTCTAAGAAATATAACGAAACATTCACAACCATAGAGAATCTTTACAAATCTCTAAGCAAACTAAACTACAATCCAGCCTCCGAATTCTCTTCTTCAACGCACACACCTAAAGACGCAGAGATCTTTCTCGATAAAGATCTCAATATCACGATCCCGTCCGAGCGTCTTCCGATCTACAAGATCAATCAGACTTATCTCAACTATCTCGACAAGCTCTCCGCGGCGGACAGAGAATACATCCGAGATCGCGTGAAGCAAGGTAAGTTTCTGATTCGTTCAATCACTCAGCGCCAGTCGACTTTGTTTAGTGTCACAAAAGCGATCGTTGAGTACCAACAAGACTTCTTCCGCAGCGGAAACATTAAAGATCTCAAGCCTCTCATCATGGCACAGATCGCCACCGTGTGTGAGATCCATGAGACTACCGTGTCAAGAGCAGTGCATAACAAATACATCAGCACGCCGCACGGCACATACGAATTAAGATTCTTCTTCACCTCAGCCATTATCAACCACAATGAAAACACCATGCAGTCAAACCTAAGCATAAAGAATCAGATCGCAGAGATCATCTCGCGCGAGGACAAATCTCGCCCACTCAGCGACGAGGACATCGTAGTTCTTCTTAAGAATACAATCGCTCGCCGCACAATCGCAAAATACAGAGCCGAACTAGGCATTCAACCGTCTCACCTCCGTAAAGTCTATGCCTCCTCAAAATGAAAACGACCAAAAAGAAAACCAAATCACAAGCGAATCCCTCTGGGGATTGCTCTTTCCAGCCTGCTCTTGTCATGTCGATACAGAGCGCGGCCACTTCATCCGCAGAACTGCAGGAAATAATCTTGCCCATGCGATTGTTGCTACAAATGAAACAGCGGACTGGGTCAAAGCTCACTGCGCGGGTGAGCATATCCATATACAGAGAATCGACGAAGATGGATTGTCCTATAGCGTCATATGGGACTCTACAGAATGGAACCTTTCGGATGAAAGAAGAAGAACACTTCGTGCAAACCACCTTGCCTCTGACATATCCTTCCTCCACAAAAAAGCGGAAGAGCTGCGGATCGAAATGATCGCCGACGCCTTGTCGAAGGCGAAGCTCTTCACCAAACAGAAAGCATTCGAAGTCGCCGCCGCGATCACATCGCAGGGCGAAGAAGTTTATCTTAATAAATCAAGGCAGTTGAATGATGCCTTAAAAGGCGCGTTCAACAATATCAACTGTTACTTTCCCATCGAAGAAGTTCTCCGTATTGTAGACACTCGCGGTCTGTTAGAAAAGATTAGTCCTGTAAATATTCAACAAGAAACTCAACCACAACAAGATGAACAAAAACCTACAGAAGAAATGTCAGAAGGAAGCAGCACGCCTCAAAGCCAAGATGGACAAGGCTACTACCAAGAATGTAGTCTTACGCCAACGGCTGGAGGATGAAATGCTTGCGGTGCAAAAGAAACTTACACCCCTGCTTAACAAGAGAGATGCTATCAACCGCTCATTCGCACACCTTGACAAACCAACCGCAGAGAGTATCGTCTTCGGCGAGTACATCTCTCTCATCTCCCGCACTCCACAAGCCTACGGTTTCAAGAACGCTGAGGAAGTGATCGCGAAGTTGATGGACCTATAAGACTATGAACATATTCTCTACGCCAGCCGGAGTAAAGAAAGCCGCGCCAGCAGAAGCTACTTACACAAGCAAGGAAGATCGCCTTCAACAGACCGCTCTCACCACCGCGCGAGCGCAAGCGAAGAAGCTGACAGATCTCTACCGCAAGGAGCCTTATGAGTGGGACTTCTTACAGCGTGAGTTGAATCTCACCACCATTCCATCCATCAAGCTAGACTATGCAACCCTCTTAGGATTTCTACAGGGCTGGGTTAATCAAGCCCCTCTAAGGCAACAAAAGGAAGCTCTTCGCCTCGCAGAGGAAGCAGCCTTGCGGGAGAAAAGAACCTACAGCACCATCGACATCAAGCTCCCCAACGGCCTCGACTTCAAGCCGCAGCAGAAGAAAGCTATCGCGGCCTTGCTCGACGTGCTGTACAAAGACAACCTTAACGGCGCACTTGTCCCACTCGGCACCGGCAAAGGTAAGAGCTGGATCGCCGCCGGTCTCGCACTATGGCTACAGAAACATGACCCGCAAAAGTTCTGTAACTTTCTCGGCTTGTTTCCGCCTATCCTAATCATCACCAAGAAGTCTGTCGTCCTTGACTTCCGAGACACACTGAAGAAGCTGGGCCTTGAAAGCGTCGGCCTCGCTGTCGACGTGTGGTCATACAACGAAGTCTTCTCCACGAAGAACAAGAACTTCTTCAAATCCGAAACCACGGAGATCTTCGGTCAAGCTACAAACGTGATACGCTTCAACCTGCCCGAGCAAGCGGCGCCCAAGCTTATCATCCTCGACGAGTGTCAGGAGATTAAGAAAGAGAAGTCTAAGAGAACTAAATATCTCGAAGCCTTCTTGCAATTCCCATCTATCAAGTGGGTCTTCACCTCAGCCACGCCCGCAGTCACGGTGTGGGACACAATGTTCATGACTCTCGCCATGCGCTTGCCTTACGGAGCAAGACCTCTCACGAGAGAGACATTCCCAGAGTTCGCTCGCACTCTCACTCTCGGCGCAGATCCCCGCTCGGCGAATGCAGCCGCACTCGAACGCTGGGCCGGTGCGCTTGGCGACAGACTAGTCAAGCCGCCGGGCGATCCTCAAAAGGTGAAGGCGCTCAACAAAGTCAAGCTCTTTGAGATCACTGATCCAGCGAATCAGAACATGCTCAAGAATGCGATGAAGAATTATCTTGAGGCTATCGAGCGCACTGGTCGTTCGATAGATCCACAAGGTCAAGTCATGGTCGCCTTCATGGTCATGGCCCGAGCGGCCGAGCTTGCTACTGTAGACACATGGGTCGCAGACGCGATCGCCGCTCATCAACAAGGCTATGCGCCAGTCATTGCAATCCGCTTCACCGAGACTCTCAAGGAGCTAGTCATGAAGCTCTGTGATAGTGAATACTTCCGCAGTAAGAATCTCAACAAACAAAAGATCTCCCTCATCTGGGGCGGCAACAAAGAGATCAAGCCCGAGGAACTTCTCCCAGAAACCCGCGCGGCAGAGATCGCTGCGAAGATGGGCATGTGGATTCTTGACAATCCGCACGAGGCAAGAAAGCCTAAAGCAGATGACATTGGGATAACCAAAGAGGAGTTCCGAGCCTTCCACAAAGGCATCAAGTACACAAGCGAGAGAATCTTCCGAGAGATGACAAAGGATGCATTCGCCGCGCGCAATGAGAAGCTTAGAGAGATGAAGCTTCACAATCAGAACCAGAAAGAAAGACATGAGAACGTGCAAGCGTTCCTCAATGGAGAGACTGAGTTCTGTATCTATACCCTCTCAAGCGGTGGTACGGGTATCTCACTGGATCATCGCTATCAACACACACGACCACGCAAAGTCGCATCGACTATGACCTATTGGGCTGAGGAGTTTGCTCAAGCTCTCGGTCGTTGTGTCCGTATCACAACCCTCACCGACACACTGCAAGAGATCTATGTTCCCGAGGGCACAATCCTCAGTGATCACATGGCTCCTAAGCTTGCGAGAAAACTCAAATCCGTAGACGCAATCGGCTCATCGAACGTCGATCTGGCTGGCGAACTTGAGAAGGCACTCAAGGATAAGGCGGCGGTCGTGAGACTTACCGCCGAAGATCTCACCGCCTCTGAATCCTCCGGCGTCGTTGAGGTTGAGGAGGAAGAAGATGATGAGGAGGAACTTGTAGAGTCTGCCAGTTAATTTAGTCATGCCTAAATCATATCACCTCACAACAACAAGTCAACAAAAATGTCCGACAAAGATCCTTTCCGCGTGCGGAATCCCGGATATCTCAGCATGTATTTGTTGGACTATCTGGTGGGCCAAGCTCTCACTGGGCTGTTGGCTAATCCAAACAACAAGGAAACCTTACAGCGTAATGCAGAGATCGCATTCGAACAGGCTGAAGCTGTGATCGAGTTGCGTGAACAAAGACTGGAGAAACAAAAACAAAAACAAAATGAACGCGTATGAATGGAAACCAACAGGCGGCCCGAAGTGCCCGGGCTGTGGTGGAGAAGAGATAATAAATCAATACAAGCATAAGCAATGGCGCTGCGGATCTCACTGGTGTCATGAAGAGACAAAAGACTTCAAGCAGTCAACAGTCTGCCAGCGTTATGAACTAGATACCTTACACGCAAAGATAAAACAACTATCAAACACATTCGAATCATATCAGAAAGAAATCAAACGACAAGAAGCATTCAAATATACACCACCTGCAGGAAAGGATTAACATATGTCACATCAACGTAAATCAACGCACATCACCCGTAAGAACTACTTCCTCACCTACGAGGAGAAGATGCACATCCGCGAGTACATCCACGCTAACCCGCATCTAACTCGCGTGCAAGCGGGCGAGTACTTCGGAGTCTCGCGGGGCACTATCTCAAACATCAACAAGATGCCTTATCACAAGGAACACTATGATAAGATGATCTTTGAGTTGACTAATCTGAAGAATCAGATGGCTTCGAGGATTGCTGCGATGGACTTGAAGATCATGCAACTACAAACCAAACTAGCAAAGTATGAGTAAGTTTCATCAACGCGGTGATCAGTACGTCAGCAAGTATAAACTTGGATCACTCGACGAAGAGTATCTTACGCGTGAAGAGATGGCCTCTACGCGCAAAGCTATCATGAAGTATAAGCTAAGAGATCCCGGGCCTTCAATATATTCAAAGAGAAAGAAGAAGAAATGAAAGGTAAGAGAGTAAGAAGTCTGGAAGCGTTAATCTTCCTTGCCCAACTAAAGCGCAGCGTCCTCATGCCACCGCGCATGAGCCAACGTCCTTGGCCCGCTGCATTTGTAATCAACATGAATCTTCTACACGTCTATCATCTACTGCGAGAAGGTATCTACATCTACGAACCTAAAACAAAATGAACATCCACGCAAACGTCCTTAACACCGCCGCGGCCGACAGCTTCCTTGATAACATCCGCAAAGATGTGTTGAAGATCACAGGCGATGCACTGAAGGAGAACTCCATTCAATCAATCGCATCGTGCTATGCCACGCAAGATCCTCTCACCAAGAGGATGCTCACCGCGGCGATAACCTACGCCGAGGAGAGCTTGCAGAAATACAATGTCCTGATTGAGGGGCCTTCTGGTACTGGTAAAGAACTCATCGCAAAGATCCTAGCACACAAACGGAAGCCTCTCAAAGCTATGAACATGGCTGGCTTGACTGATACACTTTTTCAGTCAGAGCTATTCGGCTACATGCCCGGCGCTTTCACCGGTGCTAAGTCTCGCGGGGATGTGGGCTTCCTAAGAGCAGTCGGCAAGGGCACTGCTTTCCTCGACGAGATAGGCGAGTTACCGCTGGCGCATCAAGCTAAGCTCTTAAGAGTCTTGCAGGATAAAACCGTATTGCCCGTCGGGGCTGTTGATCCCGTGCCTATTCAATGTCGCTTCGTTTTTGCGACGAATCGAGATCTGTTGAAGATGGTAAAGGAAGGCTCGTTTAGGGAAGACCTATACTTCCGCATTAACGAACTCGGTCTGAAGACTCGCTCGTTGTATGATCGCGGGGTTCAGGAAATCCGTTGTGTCGCCAGCGCTATCATCGCCGAAGAAAACTGGACGCCTTTGGGGGAAAGGGAGCACTTCGGCGACGAGACATTCTCGTTTGGGAATGTCCGGGCGTTGCGTAATCTATTACTCAAGCGTGAACTCGGAGAGATTGAATTGCCGGAATATGATAAAGGAGAATAAAGATATGGACAACCAACAATTATCAGACAAGTTCAGCCTCGACGGCATCGAACCCTACATGCTTCAAGTATCAAACCTGAACAAGCCACTCCTCACAATCCACGCCGACGGCCGTATTACCGTGTCCGAAGATCTCAAACCCACTGAGACAGCGGCCGAGGTGTTGAAGATCATGCAGGATATGTGGTTGCATGATCAGCAGGTTGTGAAGATAAAGGAGTTAAAAGAAAAGATCAAGCGGCTGGAGGAGACAGGAGATGAAATCGTAATCAATTACGTTAACAGCCTGTCGGCCTTTGAACTGTGGCGCAAAGCCAAGGAGGCCAAACCATGACCCCAGAAATCAAACTCCACGAACTCCCGCCCGATGATCCGCGAAGAAATACATTCCTCAAAGAACTCAACGTGCGTATTCGTTGCCGCCATACCAAAGCCACACGCGACCCGCGAACGTGGAAGATAAAGAATAATACCTATAACCACCTTGCCGCAACGTGGCAAAATAACTTTGACTTTGTAGTCCTATGAATATCTTTAATCAACAACCACAACCTCCGCAAGATCCAGCGGCCCTACTAAAACAGGCCGAAGCGTTACTAAATAAAACAGAGCGTAAACAAGGCTGGCCTTACTACGACATCAAGCATGCTGTGCAGTTTGCGCAGCTTGTCGTTAAGCTCTCTAAGATCCCCTCTAAGAAAGCCACCATCAACTCACTCACGCTAAGACAGCAGCCTCAAACCATCCGCGCCCGCCTCTCACAAGGCAAGGCTTTCCTCACAGACAAAGGCACCGCCGTGCTTCAAGGCGCCATCGACCCTGATGATATCCCGATCGTCGACGAGCTTAAAGAAAAGGTGCAGATCTCTGTGCGCAAAGTCAACCTCATCATCGAACTCGTCGAGCCTGTGGATAATATCCTCGACGCCATGACTCCTCTCATGGGCGGCACAGACGAAGATCCTACAACATTCAACGAAGATGTCTTCCGCGAGGAGATCGTAGAGTTCATGAACAGCGGCGAGGTTGGAAGTCAGGCAAGCTGGCAGAACTACACCTCAAGTGCGGAGAAGTTCGCGCGACAGCTCGCCATGCAAGACAACACCATTATCATCGAAACAACGCCCACTGAACTTATCGTGATGAAGATGAGTGAGGAGATGTTGAAAGGTCTGGAGTGATAAGTAAAACACAACCACAAAATGCAAATCTTCCTCCCATATCCCGACATCGAACAAAGCGCACGCGTGCTCGACACCCAGCGCCTGATGAAGCAGCGCGTCGAGTCTTATCAAATCCTCAACACAATCCAAGGTAAGTCAGAAGGCTGGCGCAGTCATCCCGCCGTCAAGATGGTGAAAGACTATCCAGCGTGGCTCTGTCTGTATAGCATCAAGATCTGCCAAGAAGCCCGGCGACGTGGCTATGTTGACAATCTCCTCCCGCACTTCGAGCAAGAGCTTATCAAATACCAATACGTCATCCAGCCACACTGGCTCGGCTCTTATCTACACAAGACACATCAGAGTAATCTGATAAGAAAGAAACCAGACTATTACTCCATCAAGTTCCCCAATATCCCAGACAACCTACCATACTTCTGGCCTCTATGAATCTATTCAACTGGTATCGCAACTGGCGCATACAGCGCATCGAAAGGAAGATCGCATACCTCGAAAAGTTCTGTGATTCTTTCCATGACAGAGAAGGGAAAGTTCCCTATATTGTATCAACCACTCACAGCCTACCCGAAAAACGCGCTAAGGTTGCTGAGCTTCGTAAGAAGATCTATCATCTCCAAGAGTTCTGACTTATGAAAATCCTTATGATAGGTCTATCAATACTCGCCACAGAAACAACACTAGTCGCCCTTCAGCAAGACTTCAATGCGAAGCTTAGGGCACTATCCACAATCGAATCCAACGACAACGACAAAGCGAAAGGACGACACGGTGAACTCTCCCGATACCAACTCAAGCGATCAGTCTGGCGCCAGCATTTCCCTTCTGAGAAGGATGCTCGGCATATTCCGGCCGAGGCGCGGCGCTGTGCTAAAGCGCATCTATGCTGGCTGGAACTCAGACTCTGTCTCGCCCAGCGAAAGAACACTCCAGATCCAAGAGATGTATACGCGGCCTGGAATCTCGGCCTTGCGGCTTTCTCAAGGAAAGATTACGACTTCAACAGACTCAGCAAATCAGCCAAGGCAAAGTGCGAAAGATTCTATAACCTTTACAGCGACTACAGAAATAGCCAATAACAACATGAAAGAAACAATCACAGACGCCATCGCCACTGAAGTAGATATCGCGAAGCCAAGAGAGTATTACTTCTATGCCTATCAGTATAGACTCAATGGCTCTTGGTTCTCGACTATGCTGTACGACACGCCTGAGAAAGCCTCAGAGAACACCACAGATAAAGCTATCGTGCGCAGAAAATTGTGCTGTGTTGTTCTATGACCTATGAGCGCATCAGATAACTCCAATCTCAACGAACTCGACCTTCTTCTCGGGCTACCAAAACCCGTAGAAGAGATGACAGACAAAGAGCTTGAGAAGTTTCTTCTCAAACACTTTCCTCATACCCGCCCAACAGGCACCGATCTTGCGTCCCTGCTCAACGATCCTCTGCTAAAAGGCATAGACGTTCAAGCCATCATCAATCAAACTCAGAACTTCAAACTGAAGAAATAATTTTTGAGCTACTCAGCGCGTACTGCAAGCTGTTCTTGCGGCAGGGTTTTTGACGGTTTCCCCTGGGACGGCGCGCTGGGTAGCTCTTTCTTTTCTCTTTCTTTTTCTTAAATAACAAATGAAAATAACATACAAAGACTTGCCGCACGAAGGTATCCCGGCAGTTATCCCCATCAACGCTTCTGGATTAAAGATCTCAGCCTGTCCGAGGCGCTGGTTCTTTACGGTCTTCTTAGGTCTAAAACCTCAAGAAGATATCACCGCCTTGACGGTGGGTAAAATTATTCACAAGTTCGCAGAGAACGTAGCCTTTGACCGCAGTGGAGAGAAGTGGCAAGAAGCCTGTATGGAGGCATTCAAAGAAGCGAAGGAGAAGAATCTTCCCACCAAGGATCAAGACCAGATTCGCAAGGCTCTCACGGCGGCGCCTCTGTCGTCCTTACCACAACCCCTCAAATTCGGCGATAATCGCGGCGCAGAGTTTCACTTCAACATTCCCATTACTTATCGCCCGGGCTTTGCTTATGTCGGCACCGTTGACGTTCTCTCCGTGACGCCCGCCGGGATCATTCAGATCACAGACTATAAGACGACGCGCAAGTACGCATTCAAAGACGCCGTGGCGGGCTACGAAGGCGACACGCAGTTCTCTTATTACTATTACATCTTCCAGCGTTTCGCCTATGAGATCTTCAAAGACGACATCAACTATGCAAACTCTGCATGGTATCGTCGTATGGTAATTCGCACGTTGATCGTCCAGATCTCTCTCCCTTCACCAGCATGGCGCATCGGTCCTGATTGGAGCTTCACGGAGGAGCAGCTTGATGAGTTCGGAAAGGAGGTTCAAGAGCGTGTTACGACCTTTGATCACATTATCCATGAAGCGCTGGCCCACGATAAGCTCCCGCCGCCTAGCGGCAAAGCGTGCAATGCCTGTCCGAGCTGCCCCTTCAAGCGAATCTGCTTTGCGCAGAACGCTGTGCAGCTTGAACTCTTTTTGTCGGAGTGCTCGATTGTTAAATATCAGCCTCTAACATGGTGAGTAAAAAATAAAATAAAAACATATGGAAACATCCCCTCAAGTAAAACCTCAATGGCCAAAGACCCTCATCGCACTCGTTGGCCCGAGTGGCTCAGGCAAGTCTACGTCCTTCCGCAACGTCGATCCCGCGCGCACCGTTATCTTCGACGCCGAGCGAAAGGGTATGCCGTTTCGTGTGCGCGACGAGAAGCTCGTTGTGCCGATCGACAGCTATGATAAGCTCACGGTCGAACTTAACAAAGTAAAGAAAGACACAACGAAAGATCTGGTCGTAATCGACTCAATCACTGCGGCCATTGACCAACTTCAGGTCAAGTGTGAACAAATCTACAAAGGCTTCGACATCTGGAAGAACTACAACGACGGCATCCAGACTTTGTGCACGAATCTCAAGTCTCTTGACAAAACCGTCATCATCACCGGCCTAGAGGAAATCGTTCCCATTCAAGGTCTCGACGGGAGTATGACTACTCGACGCCGCTTGTATGTCCAAGGTAAAGAGTGGGCAAACAAAGGCATCGAGTCTGAGTGTCTCGCTGTGTGGTCTGTCTATGCGAAGAAAGAAAAGGGATCTGACACGATCCAATACTTCTTCGCCACGCAGACCGATGGCGTCACGACCGCGAAGACTCCGATCTTCTGGGGCTTGCCTAATCCTATGGAGAATTGTGTTGTGAAGGCGTTGAATAAGATCGCTGCTGAACTCTCTAAACCCTAATACTATGAGCATTGAAACTATCGCACCTGTCCCAACTAACACGGCTTTCCTAGAAAAGGAACGCGTCGACATTCGGCTCTGCCTCACAATCAAGCGTAACCCACAGACGGGTGAAGTTAAAGCGTACGTCAATCAACTAGACCTCACTAACTATGATGGTCTTATTGATAATGTTCCTGAGTTTCTTCAAGAGTATAACATAAGATATGGTATAGGTATCTTCATAGAAGCTGCAAAGAATCATCTATCAAACGTGGCCCAATAAAAGCTCCCTCCCATTTGTCGGTGCTAGTAAACAAAACAAAAAACAAAACAAAAAATGAAAAAAGGTACTGAAGTCAAGATCGGATTCATCCCCGCGAACGTGTATAAAGTTCTGGTCCACAAGACCGAGACTCGCCAGAGCGCGAAGGGTTTCAAGATGGTTGTCTGTGAGTGCGAGATCATTGCGCCCGAGACTGCTGCGGCCGCTGGCGTGACCTATAAGACGCTCGGTTCGAAGGGCAACATGTACATCATGCTGGAGAACAAGAACGGAGTTGACTCCGCGCTTGAACTGCTGGCTTCGTCGCTCCAGACCGTCGGTCTGTATGACGGATTGCCCGACGACTATACCGACGTGGACGTGGCTGAGGCTCTTGCTTCTCTGCAAGGTCAGGCTTTCAACATGCTCGTTCAGTCGCAGCCTGAGTATGTTACGGATGACCCGTCGAACTCCCGCGATCTCAAGTTCGCCAAGCGCGACGAGAACGGCGAGGCTATCGTCAAGCGCTACAACACCCAGTTTGACTTCTCTCAAGTCAAGGGCGCTGCGTCGCCGCTGGCTTTCTAAGTCTCAGCGATAGAGTGGTTGCTATCACAGAGACACGCGCCTCTTAGGAAGATTGCGAGACTTTCTAAGAGGTTTCTTTCCTCAAGACATATCCCCATCGCACCGCTGGCAGACCGGAAATAGTCTGCCTTTTCTTTCGCCTAAAAATAACCTTCTCTTTATGTGGACATTTGAAGCAGGCTTAGCTTGGTGCTGTCAGGCAAATACACGGCTCGTCGACCATAACCTACATACGGCTCTAACCGGAAGCGTTCTATTCAAAGGATCTTCTGGGAAAGATCTTGACGTTATTATTTATCCTCATAAGACTAGTTGTCCGAGTCCTTTGATTCATGAAATATGCAACATGCTGAGTCTTAGATTTGTACAGGATCGCACAGGCGCGCATAATAGATATTCTGAAAAAGACTCCAAGAGAGTCTACCACACAGAAACCTTCGACGGCAAACGTATTGACCTCTTTCTCCTCCAATGATAGCCCTCGTTCTGCATGGACCCTCGCGCTTTGATAAAGAAAACAACGGAATACTTCTTGGACCCGCCGGAGATTTTGTTCGTGGTGTGCTTGCTGGTCATAGCATTGATCTGGACGATCCGAACGCTGTCTTCGTCACCTTCGCCGACGACTTCTTCAAAGGCGCAAACAAACCAAGTGGAATCAAGAAGATCATTTTCGCCGGAGCTAAAAGCCTTGATTATCTACCAGCAGCTAAAGGAAAAACCCTAGACGCCTTTCGCGGCGTTGTTTACACCTCACCCACAAAGACGCAATACATCGTAACCTATTGGCCCCAAGATTGTGTGGACGCTTGGGCCGTCGAAGACTCTCTTGAAGGCGAAGGCGACAATGAAGACATCCTCGACAAAGACGACGGCAAGAGCACAAGCCCCACTAAAAGATCCAATTACAGTTTTTGGTTTGCACAAGACATCAAGAAACTCCTAACATATGACCCCGAAAAAGTTCAACCTGAACCCCAAACCGTCTCTTGCCAAAGAGCCGATGAGGCAACAAGAGTCTTTAACTACGACGGACCAATCTTCTTCGACATCGAGACTCACCCCAAAACCAACACCCTCACCTGCTTGGCCATTGCGTGTGGCGAAAGTCCTGTGTATTCTGTGCCTGTGTATGATTGGGGTGGCAATCTTAATGTCGGTGTGGTTTTCTTTGCTCGCCTCGTTAGAGAGATGAAGAAGCGTAGAGTGGTTATTCACAACGCCCTCTTCGATCTCTGCTTTCTCGCCGCCTTCTACAAGATCCCATTCGGCACAGATATCTACGATACGATGGTCGCTGGGCATCGAATCTTTCCCGAGGCCGAGAAGTCTCTAGCCCATCAAGCAACGATCTACTCCAACAGACCCTTTCATAAAGATGAAGCAGGGAACTTTGATCCTCGCAATCGAGCACAATTTGAGCAGCTCCGCGCTTACAACGTTAAAGACGTTATTGTGCTCCGAGAGATTTACCTCGGTCAGCTTGAAGTCTGCAGACACGACAGCGGACTTCAAGATTCAGTCGATCAAGCTAGTAAATCCCTCGCAGACTATGCATTCATGTCACTGCACGGAATGCACTTCGACCCTGTTAAAAGAGGTGCTATCGTCCGACGCTGTGAAGAACGCTATAAACAACTCGCCCGGGTCCTCAAAATCCTCGTAGGCTTCGACCTCAACCCCGGCAGCCCGGATCAAGTAGTGAATTATCTGCACACTCAGATGCGCTACAAGGCCGAGAAGACAACAGACAAAGGCGCGCCGTCGGTCGCGGGTGACGCTTTATATAAGATCAAACTCAAGCATCCGAAGAACGTCGCCATCGACGTAATCTTCGAGATGCGTCGTATGGTTAAGCTGAAAGGTATGTTAGGATTTCAACAATGGATTTGGGAATATTAAGTTTATGCAAAATACAAAAATGAAAGACTCTTCAATCGCCGCATCCTTTATGCGCGCTGGGATATACGACCCAAGTAAGTTTGGCCACGTCGTCTCGATGCCCAAGCTCAACGGCCTGAGATGCATGTACATTCCCGGCCAAGGGTTTTACTCACGCGACGGGAAGCGGTGGAATGATGCTGTCCTTGCGCACATCATTCCGCCCACAACAGACTACATACTCGACGGCGAGTTGTATTGTCATGGTATGAGTCTGCAGAGGATCAATAGTAATGTCGGCGTTAATCGAATTGAACCCGGTCCGGATGCGGGATTTGTTGGATTCTGGGCATTCGATATTGTCGAGCCAAAGTATAATGCTCTTACGCGCATGCTCTTACTCGATAAGATCTTTGCCGACAACAAAGGCAAGACGGCTAATATACGCTCAATTCATTGGTCTATCTGCAAAACGCGCATCGAATTGGATATGTGCTATCATGACTATCTTGACGAAGACTACGAAGGTCAAATGCTCAAGAGCGTCTTCGGTTCCTATATGCCACAAGGCGAGAAGGAGCGCTCGACGATGAATCTCCAGAAGCGCAAAGCGTTTCTCGACGCTGAGTTCTTGTGCATTGGTCGCGTCGTATCTGACGAAGGCAAGTGCAAGGGTAAGCTTGGCGCCCTTGTTTTCGTTACTAATAAAGGAGTGAGGTTCGAAGTCGGAACGGGCTTTACGGACGAAGAAAGAGAAGAATACATCAAGGAAGACTATGACTTCCGAAAGAAAGCAACGATCAAATATCTCAACCTCACCGACGATGGCCGCCCATTCAATGCATCGTTCGTAGGCTGGCGCGATGACGTTTAATCTCTAAGAATATGTTCACACAAAACCTACCCGAGCATCTCTACACAAACGTAGACACAGCCTTCACGCACGAAAAGCCGCATGGCTTTATGCCCGCGATATGGTTCGCCATAACCTCAACGCCCGGCCGCGCATGGGGCTGTCATGTCTTGCTGGAAAACGGAGCGATCTATCGTAATCTACCACTTCATGCTCTGCATTTCGATCCCTGCGCTTTCTTAGATCTCTGGCACCTCCATCAAGCCCAACGCTGGAATTGCTACGGATGGAAGTTTACCACAATCGAGTACACTTATCTTCAAGGTCTTCGATGCCTCGCGGATTGTGATGGCGAAAAATACAGCGGCAAGTATCTCTTCACCGCCGCGCCCTTCGACGACGGCTTCAGCGACGATCCCGAGCAGAACAAAGAGTTCCTCTTTATCCAACTCGACAACGGTCGCGTCACGGCCCAGCCCACGAACAAAGTCATGATCTTCGACGATAGCTTTCACAAAAACACTGAGTGGCCCGCGGGCTTGAAAGTATCTAAACGAATTTATTCTTGCGAATAACTATGCCCACTCCGCACATTCACTGTCTGACCTCTCTCAAAGTCGCCGGGACGGGTTCGTTTAGATTAGCAAGCGGACAATTCCTCGGAACCTACGGAGCGAATCTACAGAATCCCGACAAGGAAGCTCTTGATATCTACATAGCTCCTCCGAACCACACATTCGTACAATGCGACCAGAGCGGCGCCGAGGCTCTTATTGTCGCCAATCTTACACGACCGGGCAAATACAGAGAGCTCTTCAACGTCGGGATCAAACCCCACACCTTCATCGCGCTGCATATCTTCTGTGAGCAGATGCAAGACATATGGCCGCTTGCGGGGAAAAGTCCAAGCTATTGGAAATCTCTCAGCCCAACGCAACTCAAACAAGATCCCGATTGGAAACCTCTCGACAAAGCAATCAAATCCTCCGATAAAGAATACAAGATCGGCAAGATGGTCTGCCACGCTTCATCCTACAGGATGCGTGAGCGGACCTTTCAGCTTCAAACATTGAAACAGAGTCACGGCACGTTGACTTTATCCCTGCAAGAATGCAAAGTCTTCCTCGGCTTCTTCGCAACCCTATTCCCAGAAATCATAGAATGGCAAGATGAAATTGAATTTAACATTCGCACTAAGCGTGAACTCCGGAATCTGTTTGGATATCCGCGTAGGTTCGAGAGAACTATCACTGACTCTTACATCCGGGAGGGCATCTCATGGGTTCCGCAGTCCACCGTGGGATGTATCACACACATTGCTGTTAACCGATTTAACAAAGAGCGGCCTAAAAACACGCTACCGGCAATTAACAATAAACATGACTCTTTTCTGGCGCTGGTTCCGGATGGGCTTGTCGCTGATACAGCGAAACACATGCAAGAATGCCTCGCCATTTCACTCACCGGCCGAGATGGAGTGAACTTCACGATGAAGTCTGAGGCCCAAGCTGGGAAGAACTGGGGCAAATATTCAAAAGACAATCCCGGCGGGATGAAAGATCTAGCTTAAGGCTCCTAAAAATCGGCCCAAGAAAAGCTCCCTCCGCTTTATGCGTCAGACGAATGACCGAATAACCCAGATCACAAACGCGATCCGGGAGAAACTAAAAGAGTGGCCGCCTAACCTGCCGCCGCCCTCGGTCGTTATTGTACATGAGACCCATCTTCCCAGCGAGTTCGATCCGAACCTTGAGAAGCTCGAAGGTTTCGACGTAATCACCACACTCCAAATCCGCAAGAACTCTGTAAGACTCGCATACTTGCATGAGCCTATATGAAGACTGGTGTTTGTACACAAAAGACGTACAAAGCCCGCAGCCGTTTGTCGATGCTGCTTTCTATTTCATGATCGGCGCCGCCCTTCAAAGGCGCGTCTGGTTCGGTGACCTTGACTTCCACGCAGTATTTCCGAATCAATACATCGCTTTCATCGGACCCGCTTCGGCGGGTAAATCTCTCATTACGAGTCCGATGAAAGAACTCCTCGAAATCCCCGCCGAGATAAAAACTCCAGAGAATGATCTCGCCGCAGAACTACTCGGTGAAGATGCTTCTGATAACCGCAAAGGCGCACGACAGCCTCTTATCTATATCGCTCCGAACAGTACGACCTTTGAGCAATTCACGCAAGAGACTTCTCGGGTGGCTTATTTACACCGCTACGTCGATTCTGAAAACAGACGCAAGGCCTACCATCACAGCTCCCTCGTATTCATCCTCGACGAACTAACCTCAATCTTTAAGAAAAATGCCGAACAACTTTCAGACTTTCTTCTCGAAGCTTATAACGGTGGAAGAAAGTACGTTCGAAAACTTAAGCACAGCGACACTGACTTCTGCACAAATATGTGCATCAGTCTTTTGGGCAACACAACGCTCGGAAAGTTCCAAAGTCTTCAGAATCAAGATATTCTCTCGGACGGTTTTATGGCTCGAACGATTATCGTTTACGGCGTTGAAAAGCGTTTCCATCTTTATTCTATTCCCCCGCTTAACGAAGAACAAAAGGCGGCTAAACTTCGCTTGCAATCTTACATTAGGGAACTATCGAAACTATATGGCCCTTTGGCTCTAAACGACGAAGCTAAAGAATACATCCACCACCATTTTGAGCTTCACCCAAATCTCGTCCACACCAACAAACATCCAATGCTGGACGAATACTACGGTCGCAAGAATCTTCATCATCAGAAGATCCTATTCGCCGTACACTTCGCGCGGACGCTGGATATGACCGTCACGAGAGAGGATGCAGAGAAGGCCACAGCGCACCTCGCTAATCTCGAAAAGGATATGCATATCCCATTCGTCGGCATGGGCCGCAACGAAAGCGCAAAGATCTCAGAAGACATCTGGCGCTTTATCAAGACAACCCAAGGCGCCACGAAGAAATCAATCTTTGTCAGGTTCTATCAGTCCCTCAAGACGCCTGATGAACTCCGTCGTGTGCTAGATGATCTAGTGACGATGGATCGGATAAAGTTAGTAAAACTAAATAACATTGAACAGTATGTTGCAAAGTAATAATACACCAGAGCATATGCTTGCCGGAATGCTAAGAAACGCAGCCCCAGCGCCTATGCCCACCAATATTCCACCTAGTATCTCGCAAACCAATGCGGGTCGTCGACAAGAGTTTCTTGAGACTGTAAGAAACTTCGTGTGCAAAGACCGCAACGTAACGCACGGCGACGCTGAGGATAACTTCCGTGTGATCGCTACCTTGTGGGAGACTTACCTCAACAATACGCCTCCGCAGAATCTCAACTCCGTAGATGTCGCCATCATGATGTGCCTCTTCAAAGTTGCACGCCTTATGGCCAATCCTAAGAACATGGAGAACTGGCACGATCTCGCGGGCTATGCAGCCTGTGGCGGTGGGATAGTAATGAAGAAGTTAGAAGAAGAGAAACAACAATACTAAACATATGGAACAAACAACACAACTCAACTTCGGGCAAGCTCTCGAAGCGTTGAAGAACGGGCGCTTTGTGTCCCGTGCTGGATGGAACGGAAAGGGAATGTATCTCTGGGTGCTTCCCGCCACAAAAGTTCCGGTCGAATGGTGCAAAGAAGCTCACCTTAAGAAGCTTGCCGAAGATGCCGGTGGCGCTTTGGACTGTCTTCCGTCCATTCGGATGAAAACCGCAGACGGGAAAGTCCTGACGGGCTGGCTCGCTTCTCAGACAGATATGTTTGCTGAAGATTGGTGCATCCTGTAAGTAAAATAAAACCCTCCTTGTTAATTCAAGGAGGGTTTTTTGTTCTTTAATTTTATCGCAAGCCACTCAAACCTTCAACCAAACTCTTTCGATACTTATCTTCTTGTTCTCTTATTAGATATCTCTTTACGGTCTCCGATCCCAAGCCTTCTTCCGTTCCTTCAAGCCAGCTCAAGTATCTCGCTGCCTTAAGAGGCTGTCTTTCCAATGAAGGCATGATAGCATTCTGACTAGTCTTCAATTTTCTAATCCGGCTCGCATAGTCTTCTGGTGTCGTTGCTTGTTCCTTAGCGCGCATCACCAAACCTAATGCCTCTTCGCCGGTCTGTGGGGTAATCTCGCCCCGCTCGAATTCCCTTTCAGCTAAGTTCCCATAATTCACAGAGAACGCTCCTGACTGCGTAGGTGCGCCCGTCAACTCATCAAACAACCTACGCTTACGCCGATCATCATAGCGCAGATTCTCATCTTCATCCAACCAATTCTGCCCCACACGCGCAACCTGAACGTGTGATTTCGCCACATCCAGCATCATCTGACGCAGCACAAGACCAAAGTCTTCGCCATCGTCAATCGCTTTCAACGCAGCCGCAATCTTCTTACTCGTGTCAAACACAGCATTCGCGACCGGCGCCGTCGCCATACCTTGAGCCGTTCCGCCAACCGCCGCAGTCGTAACCATCTTAGCCAGATCGCCAGCAATACCAAACGTGCCTACATTCTGCACCATGTTAAGAAGCTTCACACTCAACTGCTTCATTCCCTCAGCGCCAAGCTCACCTTGATTCTGTTGCATCCAACTCTCAAGCTCGCTCCAATTCACGTCACGGCCTTCACGATTATTCATCCACTCGCGAATCTGTTCAACAGCCGCGCCGCCCATCACGCCGATAAGTAGATGTCCGAGCAAAGGCTTGACATTGCCCTGCAACGCAGGTTCAATAGCAAACTTCATGAAGTTGTTGTATTGCCCAGCGCTCCATTTGCTCCACGTCAAATAAGGCGCAGCGCCACTCTCAAGCATCCACGCGGGAAGCTGTGTCATGTCATAAGAACCTTGCATCAACTGACCGAACTGTCCAGCAAGGTCTGCATCTGATCGAGTGCGCCAGTCAGGGCTAAGTGTATCAAGCATGCGCACAGCTTCTTTGTCGCCCGTGGCCGCTTTGCGCTTGTTGATCTGCACAAGAACTTCGCCCCAACCCTGCGCCATAGTCCGAGCAGCTTTCTCAAGCGTATTCAATCCCGTATACTTAGAAACAAACTCAGCGAATTTGTTCATGTAACCGGAAGCATCTCCAATTACGCCCGCAACCTGACGCATGTTCTGCGCGCCATCGCGTTTATTTAAGCCCGACGCGTAAGAGCGTTCTTGCAATGCCGACCAATCGCCAAGATTCTCAATAAACTTTAGCGTGCCCGGCAGATAATCACTGCCTTGAAGATACCTAAGCCCAGCGATCATCGTCGTAGGTATTTCGGTAGCCTTAGAGACAGTGCCGATTGTCAACGAACTAATTCCGCGAGAAGCTCCAGACGCAAGTTCATCTGGCCGACGAGCAGGTTTGCCACTCATCTCACGCAAGATAGACTTTACGCTGTTGTCGTCTCCGATATAAGGAACAGCCGCTTTAATCTGTGGCGGAATAGGTTGATCATTGAAGTACTTCTCAGCACCCAGCGCAGCCATAATTTCCGGAGACTTCTCCATGTGCTCCTGCATCGCATAATCCATAGCCGAGCGACGATCATAATTCTCAACGAGCTTCATGATGTTATACTCGCGCCATGATTCAGGCAGCGGAATGCCTTGAGCCTTACGAGCGCCAGCGAAAGTTCCTACGGCGGTCGGATCATAAGGCACAGACATCTCACGAATAGCATCATTGAATTCTGCAATTGCGCGAGTCTGAGCTTCTTGCAACGGAACACCATTCTGTTGATGAAACTGCGTGTGCTGCTTGATGTAATCATCCTTCAACTTAACGTATTCAGGAGAGCCTTGTTTTGTGGTGATAATATCACGCACACTATCACTCCACATATGGAACGGTCCATAGTAAGGATCAGTCAAACGCGCACGCTGACCGCCCGCAGTGCGGATAGTGTGACCGGCTTTGTTTGTCTCAGTGGGCCAGAACTTCTGCCACTCGTTACGATATTCGTTATAGGCCGCAGCGATCTCACTCGGAGGCTGAATGAAACGCTGCTGGTCAAACTCTTGACCGATATGCTTACCAAGCATCACTTGACGCTCAGGCGACAGCGAAGACATCGCTTGTTCTTTAGACGACGCCTGACCCTGCATGAATTTACGTGTGGCATAGTAGCTACGCATACCTTGCGCTACTTGGGAAAAGATGCCGCCACGGGATTCAAGGTTGTCGATTTCTGAGAAGTTACGGAGGCGGTCGATAGGGCCGCGTTGATAACGGATGTCAGCGCTTTCAGGTGAGAAAGTTCCACGATTAGCTGTGGCAGACTTAACTTGCTCAGGCTTAAACGCAACAACCTCAAGAATCTCCGGAACGAAACCATTCTCAGTATAGCGCTGACGTTCTTTGATGATGCCATCATAACCCTGCTCACGCAACCAAGCGTTTCCGATCTCGCCGTTACCCAGAATGTCTGAATTGCGCGCGTCGTACTTGTCCATCAATTGTTTAAGTAATGGCTCATTCGCAGGATCTTTGCGAATCTTATAACCAATATCCTGTAATGTCGCATCCGAGGTTACGCGATAAGGATTCTCAAGTGAAACATAAGCTGGGTATATACGAGAACCCGTACTTGTTCTGGCATATTCAGCTGCTCGCGCAGGTTCCGGTGTAAAGTAAGCGCCCGGTCCAAAGTTATACCCAGTCTTAGTTCTAAACTCCGTGAAGTCTGGGGCATCCGTTCCGTGATAAACGACCAAAGGCTTACCCTGTTCATCAACAACCTTACTGTTACCAAACCATGACTTAAACTCAGGAGTCTCTTGTTGAGCACGCTGATATCTATCAGCAAACTCATCTGCAACACGCTCATCACGCGCACTTCCATACTCGCCAACATTAGGCGCGTCGTCAATATGACCGAGTTCGTGCTTGAGCACCTTAACAAAACGCTCGCGGCTGCCTGGTTCATTAGCAACAGCAGCATCCCAAAGCGCACCGTCAATAACAACATGACCTTCGTTACGAGCGCCTGTTGTATAAGCTCGGCCAAATGCACCTTCGTTTGACAGTAGCCCCGATTGTCGCGAGATCACAACATCTTCACGAAACACATTAGGTTTCTCTTGATAGATTTTAAGCTCAGGCATTACGCCGCTAATAAGGTCTTCAAGATTTACCTCACGCTGAAGTCCACGCGACGCCATATTATCCCAATCAAGATCATCCACACCAAGACGACGACCCGCTTCTTTAGCCCTAGAGAAACGCTCTTCACCTCCAACATCAACCTTCGCCACAGCAACACCTTTCCAAGGCACAGCTTCGTGTGTCATGTAATGAAGATACGCCGCAGCATCTTCCGGAGATAACTTCATCCCCACAAGATCCTTCATCGAAGCCTTGAGCGCATTGAACCACTGGCGAATCTCGCCGGGCTTGACGTTAGGATAGCGTTCACCAAAAGATTGAATTACGCCTTCCTCAAGAGCGAGATTATGCACTTGTTCAGCATTAGCACCTTCAGCCAATCGAGCAGCATATTCGCGCTGATAAGCTTCCGAGTTCATCGCAGATTCATTCAAGCCAGTACGCATCCGCTCGCCGACCGAGCGCGCATAGACATCGTGACCGATCTCATGAATCGCAGTGTCACGCGTAGCGGCCGCAGGATCAATTTCGATCACCGGCACACCATCAGGACCCGCAAGACGGAACGAACCACGACCGCCTTTGAGATCAGCGAACGTGAGCTTGAGTCCGCGACGAGCCGCAATTTCCGACGCGGCATCAAGATCCTCTTGTGTGATACGCACAGGACCTTCTTCACCGGGACGCTGAAAGCGCTGATGAATCTCTTCGGCAGCTTCTCTCGCGGGCTGAATATCTTTAATCCCAAGATTACGAGCCTCAGCGCGGCGAGCTTGTTCGCGATCAAACTCAGCGACTTCTTCCTTCGCCATGCTTTCCTCAAGCTTGCGGGAGGTCTCATTAATATCACTTAATGACTTGCGCCACGACGACTCAAGATACTTCTCCGCCTTACCGGCAATGAAGTCTTGAAACGCCTGAGGATCATTACGAAGATTTCCAACAAATGGATCGTTAGCAAGATCTTGTACAAACTCCTCAGGAGGATTAGCTTTCATCCTACCTAGCACCTCGTCAATAGCTTTACGATTAGCCGCAATAGACTCGCCGCGAATATCTTTAGCCTCAGGTGGTTTAGTCGTAGGCTCTGTTCCAAGATCAGTGCGCTTTCCAGCGTACTCGGCTTCAAAAGCTGCTGCTCCAGCTTGTCGTGCAGATGCAGCAGCTTGTCTGTTCAAACCAGTTTTCTGCATTACATAATCCCGAAGAGCCTCTGGATCATTACGGAAATTACTCAGCAAAGGATCATTGACAAGATCCTGAATAAGCTCAGGATTCTTTTCAAGTCCCAACTGATCAAACATTCCAGTAACGGCTTTTTCATTTTCAAACAACTGAAAACGCCGAGTATCTGGACCAGTCATTTCTGCCAAGCCCGGAAGATCCTGCTGCAGCAGTTGTGTAGCACGAGCAGAAGCAGCTTGATCTTCACCCAACGCGGCAGTGCGAGCTTGCTCAGCCTCAACTCCAGCACGCCGAGCATTTTCGCCCGCGAGATCAAGACGCTCAATAGGGCCCGCATCAGGTCGCAGAGGCTGCAATCCGAATCGACGACCAAGCTTAGTAGGATCAGCGAACAAACTTCCAAGCGCAACATCAGCAGCAAAGCGCGGGGCAGAGAACTCTCCGCCTTGAGCCATGTTCACAAGCTGCCCAGCGGTCGAGCCAGCCACGTTCACGCCCACATTAGCAGCCGCTGGGAGGAAAGCCGCACGCGCAGCGTCTTTAGACATGCCCATCGCTGGCGCAGTCAATCCCCTAATGCCACCAAACGAAGGCTTCAGCGCCAGCGCATTCGGAGCAAAGCCACCGAGATAAGACGCGACGGGCTGATCTTGTTCAGCTTGAGCCATCTGCTGCAAAGCCTCAGGCGCAAACTCTTCAAGAGCTTTTTCCTGCAACTTACCAGCGCCATAGCCGCCAGCGAGACCGCCGCCGAGACCGCCGAGAACAGTTCCAACCGGTCCAAACATCGAGCCGCCGAGAGCGCCAGCCTGTGCGCCAGCATACAACCCTGCCGCAGAGGGCGCAAGGTTACCCAAGAAAGAAGTCCCCGCTGCACGCAGAGGAGACATCTTTTGTTGAGTCGCTGGGGCTGCTACAGGACTCTTAACAACACGACCACGAGGATCTACGTCATAGATCGTAGGATCGTAGCCGTTATCTTGGAGCCATTGATATTGTGCTTGTGTCATATTATTCAGCGTACATTTGACGGATCAAACTACCAGCCTTGCGAGCTTGGCTCATTTCAGTAGCACTAGGCTTACGGAAACGAGGGAACGGAGGCGCACCAGCCATTACGCGCGCAGCGACATCAGGATTTTCATACTCGCCCTTAAACTCTTCGGCCGCAGCAGCACGAAGAGGGTAAGCAATTTGACTCATAGCTTGTTGAGCAACGTCACCTTCAGTCATTTCAGGCGCGGTATAACCACGAGCAGAAGGTTGGTTAAATCCAAGCGAAGGCATAGCCTCTCTAAAGCGTCCGAGCAAACTCGCGTCAGCTACAGGCGATGGAGCGGCAGCAGCGCGCATAGGAGTCACTTCGGGCGGAGGCAACTTGCCACCCATTGTATCCTTACGCGGACCACCCGGCGCAGCGCCAGTCGTGCGGTCAACCTGCGGCGAAGCAGGAAGATCTTTAGGAACAGTAACGGGCGGAACATAAGGTTCCCAACCTCCCGGAGTTGTTCCCGGAATCATTGGGCTATTAGGATCATTAGGATCTTTACGAACCATTCCTAATCCGCCGGGGCTATAACTTCCAATAGGCTCACCTTTATCAATATCAAAAATAGAATAACCGCCGTCTTTACCCGGAATAACCTGAGTATTTCTGCGACCTGCTACGCGACTCCGCAGTCCAAACTCTGCATCATTAATCGCATTCTGAGTACGCATATTCTCAATCCGAATATCACGATCTTCTTTTTCAGCCTGCAAACGCGCAACGCGATCCAGCCGAGCATCCTCAATCTGCTGCTTCGTCAAACCAAGACGCTGACCCTCAAGCTTGAGTCGTTCATTCTCGGCAGTCACACGATTAGCCTCGGCTTTTTCAGCAGCTTTTTGAGTAGCTTCAAAACGTGCTTGAGTAGGCTTGTCAGCCTCGCGCATACGATTAAGCAAGCGTTCTTCTTTCTGCTGTTCAGCAGCCTCAGCACGCCACTCAGCCCCTTGAGCCTGCTGGGCCTCAATGTTCATGCGATTAGACTCATCGCCAAGCATACGACGAAAGAAACCACCAATGCCTTTAGACTCTTGATAAGGCACGTTCTCGCCGCCAATAGCTTTGCTGGGATCAAACGCCTCATTAGCGCGCTCAGGCACGAGAAAGCTGAGATCTAAACGCGGACCGCCAGTCTGCAGCATATAACGCGCAGAGCTGCCGCGATTCTCAATAGGCTGCTGAGTCTCGACCCGCGGCGCATTAGGATCTTCTCCGCTCTCGGCGTCAATGATTGGATTGTATTCCTGCGGCGAAGGCAAAGCAGGGCCGCCTTCAATCGGACGAGACGCCAGAGGCGCGCCCGCAGCAGCTTTCTTTCCCGAGAACAACGTCGGATCAATAGTCGCACGACGCTGAGGGGTAGTAGAAGGCCGTCTCGCATAGCGAGCCTGTGCAACATTCTGCCTAGCGTAACTCATGATGTCTTTAGCCATAATATTTATTCTACAAAGTTCTCACCAGCACTTGTTACAGCGCCAGTATGTTTCTGAATGTTTACGAAAATTAAAGGAAGGTTGTCGTTTTGTAGCCAGTGTCTTTCGCCCTTGCGAATATTATAAAGTCTGAAATCAAAGAAAGGCCACATCTTGGTGATGTGACCTTTGTTGATTACTCCTTTTCCGAAGAGCTTAAAGAACTTACCATCAAAATCGTGATGATGTGGCGGGACAAATGTCAGTGCGGGTAAATGCCAGAGTTCCACGGCCCAGCGGCCAACCTTAAGTTGAACACCGCGGCAGGAACGCCAGCGCGTTCGCCGTAGTAATCCCACAGAGCGAGATAAGTTTTTTGGAGCGGACTGAACATCCATCCAAATCCTTTGCCATTGACATACCACTCAGCATGAGCGGTCATCGGCTTGATCAGAAGGGCATTAACGGCCGCACGCCAGAGCTTAGAGCGCTGCATGCGAGGCACCAAGAAACGGCTCATCATCCGATAGCCTTCGCGAATCCGGGGCGTATAGTGCAGATCACGCGACACTTTTACCGCATCGGGAATATTAGCCCAGCCATAGTAAGCTTCAGCGAAAGTCCAGCAGCAAGACGGCAGCGAACCCATAACCTGAGAGAACTGATCGAGCGCAGTCTTGCGCTGAGCGTTTAGTTGATTCTCTTGCTGGCGCATTTGAGAAGCATTGCCGAACAGATTCATGCCCATCGCATTCGATTCCTGCCCAACCTCACGAGCGCCGCCCGTGCGAGCTTCGCCTTGATTGACCGAGGGGCGACCAGTCGTAAGCTGGAAAGTGTCAATGCGCGATGAGAGAGGCTGCACTGCGCCCGCAGCCAACTGAGCCGCATTCGCAATCGCACTCTGTCGCTGAGCCTTACGAGCCTCGCCCGCTTGGCCAAAGGCCATCGCGTTAGAGACAGTCGAAGTCGCCGTCGGAGTCGCTCCAGTGCCACGAGCAAAGTTCTCACGCGCCATCGAGCGATCAATCTCAGCCCGCTCGGCACCGCTGAGTCCCGCATTGGGATCAGTCAGTGAACCTTGCAGCTGTTCAAGATTCGCCAAAGCCAACTCACGCGCACGATAAGCTTCAGGATCAGCCTCGCGCTGAGTCTTCATGGCCTCGCGAACGAGGTCACGACCGGTGCCGCTCACGACACCAAGATCAGTAGCAGCCTGAGCCTCGGCATTCTGACGCGCAATCTGAGATCCAATACGCGCAAACTCAGGCCCATACTGTCCATAAAGCTGTGCATTCAGAGCTTGTTCACGCGGCGAGATCTGCTCACGCAGAGTCTGCATCGCCGGTTCATAAGCCTGAGCAGCTTGAATCTGATTCTGAATCATCGGAATAAGATTATCCCGATAAGCCTGCATCACAGACGCCATCGACTCTTGCGTGTTGGGAATAACCGGACTCCCGTTGCGATAATATCCCAGAGGAATATCATTGTCAACTTCAAGACGAGAAGATTCCCAGACCAACGAGTGGCCGAGAACTTTAGAGAGATTAAACTCAAATGTGTTCATTGTTTTACGAAGTCTGAAATTCTATACTGCACATTCTTCTTACTCTTGCGCCGCGCGCCACTGACAGTCCAGCCGGGATAAAGCGCATTCCACGCGCCTACGGCTTGAAATAAGCAGCCGCGGTCGCCAAGAATATTCAGAATGTGTATGTTCTTACGCTCACTATCAAGCTCGCACCATAGTACGATTAAAGGGGTTTCGTTCGCTTTCTCAAGGACGAATAACTCACTGCCTTCGCCCTTGAGAATCCGATCACAGTGCATAACGATGTCAACGTCGGAAGCTTTTCCGAAACAACTCTCGCGCCCGGGATGCGCTAAGATCCATTCAAAAAGCTTTATGGCGTTGATATGACAACTCATACTGGTTGAAAATACCTATCCAGAATTGAGCCAGTTGCAGTTTTACAAACAAACTCAACAGAGAGCTTGCTCACGATAGCTTCCCAGTAAGCTCCTTCAGCGGCCGCAAAACGCGATTGCGCGATAGGCGGATTGTGCACGGTAGTAAGAGCCTTGCCGCCAGCGCCACTGATAATAACGGGTAGCCCATTCCAGTCAAGCCTTTCAACAAGAGTGCTAGTTCCAGCCAACAACACAGTCGCGCCCCAGTTCTTAAAGGGCACAGCTTGGATAAAAGCAAGGTTACCGTTTGCGTTGATCGAGCTATAGTAATCATTGCCGCTCGTGAAAGGAGGCTGATGCACTACGACCCATTTATGTTTCTTAGTGCTATTAGCTAGCGCTTGACGCAGCCATTGAAACTGTACGCTATCAGCGATAGTCTGAGGCGGCGTGAATGCGTTGTCGATCTCAGTCTGGAAGAATCCAGTATCGAAGCCAGTGTTGATCAAGAAAATGTCAACGTGCTCGGTCGTGTGCTGGAAGTAACGCAGATGTTGCTGATAGTTAAACAACGGACTGGCCGCGGCGGAGTCATTGTCCTGCGTGCCCGGGACGAACAAGAGCTTATCCTTGATAGCATCCCAGAAAGGCTTGATCGTCTGATCCAAGGCTCCAACTGTGCCGGGGCCAAATCCGGCAAAAGGCAAACCGTAGTTATGATTGCCGGTGCCGATGACGTTCGTCAGGCCTGTGATGCGCTTGATTGCGCTATTGAGCGACTTGCGCCGCGAGACTTCTTCGGCGGTAAATGTTGGAGACACAACACCGCCGACGATATCAGGAATGCCGTCGTTGCCAATGATCGCGAAGGTCTCATACTCAGTCGAGACAACCGCTCCGAACGCATTAACCTTCGGCCACACAGTGCTTTCTTGCACGTCGCCAGACACTGAGACCAATGCGCCGTCGGTGTCAAAGCGCATCATCACGCCCACGCGATCGCCCTCAGGGCACACGTCCATGAAGTTAAACTCGGCCGTGTTGAACACACCCTCAGTCAAGCCGCCGTTATAGGGAATGCTTGAGCTGTTAGCTTTGTTATAAGGCAGCGGCGTCATATGCACAACCTTGCGGCTGACATATTGGCCATTGACGAACAACGACGCTTCTACAGTTCCGCCTTCGACGATGTTGTTAAAGCCCGCGCGCAGAGTCTGTAGGCGCACACTCTTCGTATCATCCGACGGCGCAACCTCAGATCCATAGAGCGTGACAGTAGCCCGCTCAGAAGATCCAAACAAGCGGTAAATCCCGGTCGCCGTCATGAAGTAAGTATATCGCTTGCCTCCGTCGAGGGTCGAAGCGAACTTAAGAATGTTTCCGACGCCGGGATAAATATCGAGCGCGACGAACTTATTCAACAGCATGTCAAACCACAGCACGCCGTTGCCATAGATCGTCGTGACGGCAAACAACGCATAGTTATCGTGCGTGCCTGTGGCCGCAGAAGTCTGTGTGATGCCGTCGATCAAAGAATTGATTGGGCCGCTAAAGGGTGCATTCCGACCCTCATATCGGAACTGCATGATCCCGTTGAAACTCCTGATTCCGGTGTCATGAACAAATGCCACATCCCCAAGCACGTCCACAACAGAATCGGGATTTAGCGGCCCAATCGAAGAGATAACCTGATTGCGGAAAGTAGGCTCCGCATAGATCAGATTGTTGTTGTCCGGATAAACAAGATAGCCGGAGTTCTGTGTACCAACGAAGAAACCGCCGTCGATAGAGTTAAGCGTCGAGAGCGCGGTGATGTCGTTATAGTCGACATTCGTAGCCATCGCCAACGCTCCGCCCTCGGATTCGTTCGTAGAGGTTTTATCCCCGGCAGGCGTGACTGCAATTACAAAGTTCAAAGGCGCTCCAGTAACTGAGCGCACGATTTGATTGCGCGTTGGGCGACTAAGCCACAATCCCGTCGGCGCTGCCGATGACGTAACCGCATACAAAACACCGTTGTAGAAAACGGGATAATTGGCGACGGGAACATATTCAGGATCGTCTGAGAGCCATTGCGAGTAAGTTTGTATTACGCGAGCAGAACCATCAGGCAGAATAATCCAAGGCTGTGCGACACCATCCATCACAACAAGCGCACTGGGCGACGCGCCAACTGGGCCACCGAGCGTGAGTGTGCCGGTCGAAGACGTAGCGCCACGGACGGCTCGAATCGTCGACGCAGGCACAAGCGCAGTGTAAACGCGAGGCTGCACGGAGTTCATTGCGAAAGTCGCAATAAGAACCCAATTGCCGCTCGTTGTTTTATAGTATGCTTTTCCGCCCACGAACGCGATCAGAAGATCCCCGGCGGCCGTAATATCTTGAAAGGTCTGACCGACGGGCAAATCCGCCGAGACGTTCAAAGGAAGCTGCACGGCCTCGACGACATTCTTGCGCACGCGAGCATTGATAAGAATCCAATACTCGTTCTCGCCCAGCTTCGTAATGTCCGAAAGCTGATTGATGCCGCCGAGCCAATTTGTCCTAGAGATTACCATAGATTACGCACTCCTCCCTGAACCAAAGGCCAGACTGGGAACATGATTGCGGCGTCTTGCGACGCGTGGCGTTCAGTCTGGACCATTAACTCTTGGCCGCTTTCCATGTTCTCACACACGCCACGGCAGATCTGTTCCATCATGTCTTTGTTGACAGATGCTACGTCCATCTTCTCTTTCTCCATCGCGAAGATGTACTTGACGCCGTAGACAAGACCTTGAACGAGACGTTCATCGGTCCAAATTGAGTCGATGTTTACGAACGGAGAGAAGCGTTGTTTGTACAACACCTCAACGCAGTCCTCACCGAGAATAAAAGGCGTGCTCGCATTCCAATCAAGGATCTGCACGCGGATGTTTGAAGCGTAGAGTTGGTTATTGGGAATGCGCCCAATCTCTGCCTGAGTCGTGCCTTGGCGCACAACCACATCGCTCTTTGTGAAAATAGTCTTCTTCAGCGACTTAACGCCAAAAGGACTCTCAGGCTCGAACATGTTCACCGAAGTCTTGATCAGGTCGCCGGGCGTGAACGAGATGATCTCAGTGACATTCGCAGCCTGAGGAGTTTGGCCGTTGATGATAATGTCAAATGGCTCAGTCTCGGGCAGCGTGAGCTGAAAGGTCAACAAGCCGCTATTAACCAGCGGCGTATGCAGCGGCGTGGGCGCAATCTGTCGCCATTGCAAATAAGGCTGCGTCCAAGGCACTGCGTGATAACGCGGCCTCATGTCTCGCGTGGTAACGAGGCGCGACGAATCGTGCCAGCGCACACCTCGAATAGAACCAACATACCACGGAAACGTGATAACGTGTTGATTGTTGTCGACGCAGAAGAACTGCTCAAACACAGAGCCGGGAAGATCATACTGGTCGTAGATCATCACGGCCGCGCGGTTCAGCCACGCGAGAACTTGAGCTTCTTTATCGCGAGAGTCTGGAAGAACTCCAATCGTCTCGGAAACTTGTTGGATGAGGGAGTTCATTTTAGGCAGCTTTCATTGCATACAGACGCAGACGCCAGCGAGCATCAGTTATAGGATGCACAGCGCCAGTAGTCTTATCCGCAACATAAATACTAGCATTAAATTGCCTACGGACAACGACGTTTGTTGACGTAATTAAAATACTAAACGCGGTAGTTTGATCATCGCTAGTAAAACCATTTGCGATATAACAACTCAATGCATCAATCTCGTCACCATTAACATAATTGCCATCAGCAGTTTCGCAGTATATTACCACACGATACATCAAAGGCATTGCGCTTAGTGTATGTGACAACGTAGTAGGTGAACCAACGGTCGGAATTGCACCCAGCGATCCAACAGCCGTAACATACTGCACGATTGTTCCAGCAACCGTCGTAGGCGCAACCCAATCAGGAACGCCTCCGACTTTACCTAACACATAACCATCAGGAATGCCCGATGAAACAATCTTTACAGGATCAACAGAGCCATTCTGCAACTTAGCGCCGCTTGTAGTATTGTCGAGAATGTCTGTATTCGGCTCAAGAAAACGCCAAGTTCCGAAAGTGTCTGGCGTACGAGTCGTCAAGAACTTACTGCGCGTCGTAGCGCCGGGCGCCGGTGCGATAAGATCTGCAGCAATATAACCAGTCGGAATATTGTCAATGACATTCTCAGCCGTGTACCAATTCGCCACGCCCGGGCCATAAGTTGCAGCGAGGCGGAATTGGCCGCCGGGGATTCCAGTCGTAATCAGCGAGCCAACAGGAATAGATCCCGTCGTGACAAGAGATGCGAGAGAAACAAACTCAAACGCAGTCGCGCCAGCATTAACGCGAATGAGTTGATTCGCAGCGCCACCGCTCACGGAGAGCTTAGCTAACGTCACGGCGTTATTCTGAATCATCGCCGTCGTGATCGAGTTCGGGCTGATGATGTCGTTTATGTTGACCCAGCCCGGCGACGAAGTCTTGTAGACATAAAGAGCTGGCTCAGCAGGATTGGCCAAACTGATCCAGAGACAAGTCTTACGCCACGCATTCGAACCCGTCACATCGGGCGGCGTGGTGTCAAACAGAATCATGCCGTACGTCGACGACGGAATGGCCTGTCGGATAAGTTGCAACAGCACGCTGGCGTATCCACCAAACGTACTCGTTGGGTCGATGCCTTCGACAAAAGGGTTAGAATTTAGAGCCATAAAGTAAAAAAGGGCTATCTCTTATACAAGAGATAACCCTTAGGGTTGATTGGGATTTTTCTTAATCCGCAGCGCAAACGTAGAAGTTTTCAACCGGATATACTGTCGGATAAGGATTCGGCAGGGTTCCGATTTGACAAATACCGTTCGCAAGCGCGGTACCAATCTCGTCGCAGCACGAGTCTGGTTTTTCTAGGATGTCGGTTTCTAGGTCAAACGCCTCGGAGAAAGCCCTCGTTGCGAAAGACGTAGTCCAATATTCAAACTGCGCGCCTTCGCCGGGGATAATCTCGCCGTTGTACAGCGGATAGCTAAGCACTTCGTAGCCATTCGACCAAAGTTTATAACGCCTTACAACGCCCTGAGCAACCCACTTTACAGTCATGACATAAGTCGGGACATTGATGTTTTGCCCAAGTCGGATAGAGAAGTTTTGATTGGGAATGATGATATCCTGCAGCGCAAAGATGCGAGACGCGCCAGCCCAAGCTTCTAGGTTTTGCGTAAACCCAGCCACCGTAAGACTTTTGTAAACGAGCCTGTTCAAAACGACAGGCTTTGCACTCTTTGCGGGTTCAAGGGTGACGGGCTTAAAGTCCCAAGCGCGCGGTCCAGTGGGCGGCGTTGGGAGTTGAATAACTCTTACATCGGTGATGTTCGGCACTGGGCCAAACGGCTCACCGTTTTGGAATGCTCCAGCAGGAGGCCAATAGCCGCCGTTGTTGAACACGATATCATTCCCGGCGCTATTGCTAATGCTATTCCCCTGAATGTTAATGTTCTTAAAGCCGGGAATCAAACCGGGATTGTACGTCGGCGTGACATCGCGATCGTATTGATACAGGAAAAACGTCGCGTTATAGGGCGGCAGATTATAGTCGTAGTAGAAACTATTCGGCCCAGCAAGACCTACAGTATTTTCCTGAATCGTGACGTTGACGTGAGACGAGATCAAAGGCGCAAAGGCAACATTGCCCGTGAGGCGCACCCAGTTCTGTGTGACGAAGGAGATAAACTGCGGACAAAGCGTCGCACTGTTTTTCTCAATTCGAAGCTCAAAATTCTTGTAGCTGTCGACGTAGATGTGCTGACCCGCGAAGGCCGTGAAGCTGTTATTGCGGATAATACAACCACGCGTCGCTGCGGGCGTAATGCCGTGCTGCGGCGATCGTTGATTTGCGCCGAAGGTGATGTTAGTGAATGAGCAGCCTTCGACCACACAGCCCGTAGCGTATTTGCCCGTAATACCATTACCGCCAAAAGCAACCCACGTCACGGCTTCAGCGGTCGAGCCGGGCGGCAACGGACGACTGTTCGCGCCCGGGGTGTTAAAGGAGCAGTTGCGGACAGTCACGCCCTTCGCGCCATCAGCGGCCGTCGACGGGAGATAACTCTGCAGCGCAAAAGCTTCTTGATTCGCGACGCCAATTCCAAAGCCTTTGAACTCGCAGTCTTCGATCAGGTTATTTGTGCCAACAAGACGAACGCCCGAAACGGTCTTGAAGAACGGATTGACGGGATCAAAGTTCTCGTCATAGTTACCATCAAACGTAATTCCAGAGATCACGCAATCACCGGCATCAAACGTATTGTCGTCGCCGATGTAGCTGTAGGTGTTGACAAGAAAGATCGCAGAGCCATAAGGCAACACGCTATGAGTGCCCGTTGAAGCCGCGAACTTAAGAATCGTCTTGCCTTTGCCTTTGCCGATAAGTTTGATTCCGCGGGTATAATTTGCCGGAAATCCCCAATAGATCGAGGCATCGAGCGGATTACTAATCCCAATGCCACCGATGATGTATGTGCCTTCGTCGAACTCAACAACCCCAGTCTCTTGGAGACAGAGGTTGATCGCTCGGGCACAATTCGTGGAGCCATCAGCGATAGCTCCGTAGTCTCTTGCTTTTGCCATAAATTAAAGATTGAAAGCTTTTTTAACCGACACAGTCATTTGATCGAGTGTGAAGTTACGCGCTTTTATAAAAGCCCCGGTGGCTTTCTCCATGACTTCTTGCTTATTATCATAAGCGTAACGCATAGCGTATGCAAGATCGTCAACATTTAGCCTGCCTATCTCGCCTGTGTAGTCATAAATGTTTCCGGGCGAAGGAATCATTTGAGCGGGAACCATCCACGAACAAGTGCTATCAAGAAATTCAAGCGGCCCTCCGATCGCGGGGCAGATCACAGGACGCCCATGCGCAATCGCGTCATGATGCGGATATCCCCAGCCCTCAGCGCCACAAGCGGAGACAAAAACATGATTTTGCCGATGTAAATAATTGACATTTGTCTGATATTCGCGAATTACTTTAACGCGGCTGTCAAATGTGATCAATTGTTTACAGCCCGGACCTTGTTTCATGATTAAATGCACGTCCGCTTCGTGGGGAAATGCTCTCGTAAACGCGTCTATGATATCTTGTGCACGTTTACGCTGCCAAAACATCATGTCTTGATAGATTGTGTAGAAAGAGAATACATCAAAAGACGAAAGCGGCAGAGGTTCGTATTCAGACGCTAATGGGATAATAGCCGCAGAGAATCCTGCACGCTCAAAAACCTCTTGCGTGAATTTACACGTTACTACAAGCTTACGATTGGGTTGTTTTGCAAGATATTCACAGTCTTGCGCGCGGAGTTTTGTAGTTTCCCAAAAAGTCAACAGATAGTCTGATGAGATACTTGACGACGGGCCATCAATAGCCGCAAAGAAATGTCCGTCGCGAGATTGTGTAAGATCTGGTTTATGTCCGAGTCGCCTAAGACATTCAGCAAGGCTAAATGTTACACGACCAAACGAATTAATTGGGTTAAGAGAGCCTGTATGTATTCTCATGGATGCTCTGGGAGAGAGCGTAAAAAATGCCAAAGCTTTCACTTTGGCATTCTCGTTTATTATTTACCATGCTTTACAGCTCCAATACTTTGCACTCAACTTTGAGCCAGGTTCTGCGCAATTATGTCGCGCGCGGAAGCTTTTGCGATTAGCTGGAATATGTTTCTTGATCGACATATTCGGATCGCCAAAACGCACAAGCCTTACGACGTTGCCTTCCTTAGCCAACACGGCAGACTTCTTCGGTCCGCCCGGGGTTGATTTAGGTTTGTTATAACCAGAGAACTTTTCTCCTCGATATTCCATAGTTATTTGCGTTTGTGTTGATAGTCAATCTTTTCTGCGCTAGTCTTTTCACGCCTAAAGCGAGCTTTCTCCACAACACTCATCTCTCCGACGGTCTTTGGAGTCTTCTCACTCACTCGCTTTGACGGTCGACAAGCGGGATAACCTGCACGCTTCTCACCTTCTTGTCGGCCACAGGGTTTTCCAGACTTAATGTCAACCCACTTTTCGTCAAACCATCGTTCGAGGTTATTTTTCATTGACTACCTTGTATTTACCGCCTCGGCGCTTGTACTCCTGCACAAGCCAGCCATTGGCGTAGGCGCTGGGATAAGTGTCATAGCGCGCTTTGGTCGTAACTTTGACACGATTATAGAGTTCTTTATTTGTAGGAACGTTCTTTTTCATTCTTTTGGCAAAGCATACCATCCTTCTGGGATAGTGATTTTATTTTTTGACTTCACCTTCTGGCCGCTTGAATCTAAAACCCACACTCGGGCTTTTACCGGCTCGGCCAATCTCACTGGCTGCCCGCTGGGCACGTAGATCACTCTCGATGAGCAACTCGCGCTCATGAGCATCAATGCGAGCACGAAGATCTTGTCTAAGCTTTTCATCTTTTTGAGCGTCTTCTTGTGGAAGATCCTTCTGCGACAGTTCATAGAACCATCGCAGAAGCTTCATAATCAAGTCAGAAAGAAAGCTCACTTCTTCTCTTCTTTAGGCGCATCGGCGGCCTTGAGGCCAAGATAGAAACCAGAGATGCCGCTGACGATTGCGGTCACGGCATTGGGAATATCTCCGGCGAGGAAGAACTTAATCCCTGCGCCGAGACCGGTAAGAAGCAATCCAACACCGGCGATCGTAGTCTTATTGTTTTGCATTTGTATCCTTTGTTTTACTGAGATGTGTGTCGAGATAAGCACGGATTGCAGTGAGGCCGCTAATAACGGAGCCTAAAAAAAGCGCGATCACTTCGTACCAATTCTTTGGCCCATCTTGCGACGCCCACTCTACAAAAGCCGCGGACATTGGAGTCAATGCCGCGATTGAGAAATAAAGGGCACCGCGAAGATGCCCATTGTTTTGGAAGAAACGTCCAAGAAAATCAATGACGCTTTTCATTTCGGATAACGCGCCAAAGAATTATGCCCGACGTGATAGCTGCGAAGATCGCTGCGAGAGGCGAGGCTATTTCGCCTAGAAGTTTCAGATGATTTATCACGGCGCCCATTATTCCAACTGTGGCGCCTACTGAAGCTTCTGTGGTGGTGTTATGGTTTGTCATGAAGAAAGCAAAAAGGGCTAGATGCCATAGACACCTAGCCCTTTATTTTACTTCTCCTCTAAAGCAGCGGCGGGCTGGGCGATACCGGACGCCTGTGCAGCGCCCAGAATCTTATCGAAGATCGGCAGTCCAACCTTGGCGTTGGCGATGCCGCCAGCCTTGATTGCGATGTCGATCAGTTGCAGAACGCCATTAGCTTCTTCGGGAGTCAGTTCGAGTTTGATCATGTGGGGATGTGTGTTGATGTTTAGCCGAGGATGTTAGTAGACATACCATCGACGCTCGGCGTAACGTCGCTAGTAGGAAGTTTGAAGGGGTCGACGATTTGTTCGTCGCGCAGAGGAGGCGTCACCTGAGGCAGCATCGGAGGCACGATCATCACAGGCTCAACCCACGGCAGCGGCGGAGCGATGACCGGATTCGCCAGCTTGTAAGCCTCCACAACCTCAGGAGTCCACAGCGCATTGGCGATATTCACAACCTCGGTGGGCTGACCTTCCAGCGAGTCGCCGGGATTGAGCGTGTACTGAGCGGTAATCTCACTGCCGACAACCGCGCCATCGCTGTCGTAATCCGTTCCGGTCGTCACGAACAGCGAGTTGTTCTGGTTCACCTGCACTGCGACAATATCAACTGGTACGATCATTGGATGGTGGGGCTAGGGGTTTGAGCGGCGGCGTAGGCTGCGACAGCGGCAGGAGTCCAGACAGCGTTGGCAATCGCGACAACCTGCTCGGGCTGACCCGTAAGGTCTGAGCCGGGAGCGAGACAATAGCGGCGGAATGTGGAGGCTTTGACAACCTCGCCATCGACGATCTGGTTCGCCATACGAACCTGCAACGTGGTGTTGGGAAGAACCTCGCAGAGCGAGAAGATGGTGCGTTCGGTGAGCATAAGATTAGACGTGGTAGGTAACCTCAAAGAAAAAGCTCTTCGATCCAGTTGTCAGTTCTGAAGTCGCAGGGAAAAACAAATATGCGTTGTTAGATTCAACGTCAGAAAACCCTACAGCAAGAATGTTGTTTTCAAAACAAGAGCCAGAAACAACAGCGGCATTGTTGAACGGCAACCCTGTGAGAGTGACATATGTCAAAGTGTTCGCTACAGTGACTGATGCGGTAACATTTCCAGACAGTGTTACAATTCTTCCGATTTTAGTGTATCTTGCGGCAACAACAGAAACGCTGGTGCAATTAACTGCGCTGCTTCCGGTCGGCGTCCAAGTCCCCTCCTCGTAATCATCCAGCGTGTTCGCATCGGACGAAGCGACTTGAGTGGCGGGGAAGGTGATGCCGCTCTTGAGCTGCAAGCAACCGCCAGTACCAGCAGGCGTAACCCCCACGCCCAGCCCCGTGGAGTTCAAAGTCATGGCGGTGCCAGCGACTCCGCCGACTTCAGACCAAGTGCAAACGCCATCAGCGGCGATGCGGTAATGCTCAAGTCCTCCAGAAGAACCACGAGTAACGAACACCAAGTCGTTAGTCGGAGTAGCTTGATTGGTGAACTGACAATTAACAGAACCGCCGAACAATCCATTAGCATTGTAGAACTCAACAGAACCAAAGTTGTTGTTCGTGCTGCTGGTATTTTGAATCCGCAAACTGGCACCACCAACGGGAGGAGCTGTCAGTGCGGTCGATGTACTCGATTTCGACAGATGGACAAACTGAGCGGGACTCGCGGTTCCAATTCCAACCCGATCATTCGCCGAATCCACCTTCAGGGTGCTGGTATCCACCGTCAGATCGCCGGTGATGGTGGCGGCTCCGACAGTAAGAAGATCTGTAGTCTTGTTATACGTCAGGCCAGCGTCGCCCCGCAAAGTACCATTGTCATTAAAAATGATCTGAGTGTTTGCACTATTGCCCGTCGTAGACGAGCCGATGTTAGTCTCCAGTACGGAAACTTGTTGTATGATCCGCTCAATGGCTTTCCTCAGAAGCCATGCGGAATCGCCTTTCGGCAATGTTGAGAGATTAGACATATCCTTGAATTTTAGCTGTCAGGTTGCCAATCATAGATTGGGTTGCTCTTTATTCTCCTTAAAGAACAAAAAGCAACCCACTCTTTCGAGTGGGCTGGTTGTGTTACGGAAGAGCTTGGATGTTGGCGTTATACACGCCATTGCCAGTCGCCTTCAACTGTAGACCGTAGGTCGTGCCTTGAGGCGTGGTCGGCGTGAAGGTCACGGTGCCATTAGCGGGCACAGTGAACGTAAACACACGACGAGCCTGATTGGTCGAGGCAGCAACGGTGGTGTTCACAGTAGCCAGCACAGTGTTGGTGTAGCTCTGCACCACACCAGTGAAGTTCGTGAAGGACATCACGACATTGGTGGTGTACTGAGTAACGCCAGTGTACGCGGCATAGATACGATTGGTGCTGCTGGCAGAGTCATTATCATAGAGAATGACAGTGTTCGCAGAACCGCTGGTATCAGTAACCTGGAAGTTGCTGATGGACACACCGGAAGTGCTCAGCACAGCGATAGAGCTGGTGAACGTACCGGACACGACTTCAGCGAAGACCAGACTGATCATCGCCACGAAGGAAACGAAGTACTTAAAGAACTGCTTCATTTTTATTGATGTTAGATGTTGCGGTAGCTATCTATCAGACGAAGAGCGACGGGGCGATCTGGCGACGATAGATGATGGGGATGACGTTACGGTTGGTGTTGCCGATGATGCCGAGCACAGTGTCGGCGATCAGCTGCAGGAACTCACCGTACTTGTTGGTGTCGAGGTTATTCGAACCGTAGTTGACCAGCACGTTGTCGGTCAGGCGAACTTCGCCGTTCCAAGTGAGCTGGTTGAAACGCTTGCCGTTGATCGAAGCGCCAGTGAACTCGCTGGGCGGCGGACCCACGTCGATCTGCTCATAGGCGTTGTAGCCGATGAGGAACGCGACGCCGATCGGAGCGGCCGCATAAGCAGGATTGATGACGGTCTGACGAGTGGCATTCGGGGTCGAATAGCCGCTGTCAGGCAGCAACAGCTCGATCTCAGGCGCGGGCATCGTTCCATCCTCAGCGAAACGCAGCGGATAGAACTCTTCGCGGAAGATGATGTTCGGCCCGATAGCGCCTTGGAAGGAGCTATTCAGGAGGTTCATCGCCAGCGGCTTGGTGTTCAACACGTGGGTGTCGAAAGCGAGACCTTCATAGATCTCAGAACCACCGAGCAGAACGTACTTACCCTTCGACATTTCATTGTCAGCCGGGGCGCCGCTCTGCATACCTTCCATCGGCGGGATCATCAGGTAGTTCTTCGCGTAGGAAGCAACGGCCTGAATCTGCCGATAGGAGAGGAAACCGTTGTCGTCGGAACCTATCTTGGC